AGCGGCCAAGATCGCGCCACGGTTCCAGGGTCGATCAGAGGGGGTGGCTGCCTGCGCTCACCGAGGCCGATGCGGGACCGTTACCCCAGGTGGCACAAGGGATCATGGGGCCAGCGGCCTGCCCGCGATGGCGTCGGCGACGTGCTCAGGAGTGAGGGCATCCGATCCATGCACAGCGGCGAACGCCTGGAGCGCGCCGAGGGGCGATGCCGGATCTGCCGGGCCTTCCACGATGGTCGTGCCGGTGACGAGCTGGGCGAACTGGAGACCCACCTCGAAGCTGTCCTGTGCGCTCATGGAGCGATCGTAGCGAGTGGCTGAGGGTCTTGCTCCATGGGCCGCCCTTCAGGCGGCCACAGAGCCGCAGAGCGTCTTCGACAGGTGCCGGGCTCCGCCCGGCCACAGCCGCTTCGCTCCTAGAGCACACCGCCGTCGCTCCCCTGCGGGTCGCCGTCGAGACTCACTGTGCAAGTGTGACTGCCGTCACACACAGTCCTCTGTCTGAAGTCCGAGGGTTCCACCCATCTACATAACGTAGAGGTTGAGTCGTAGAGGTTGAGGCTCCTGACGGAGCCTACTTCACGAAGACGAAGTACAAGATGTGAGCCTCGCTGTCGCGAGGCTACTTCCCTTGTGTCTCTGCGAAGTACAAGTACAAGTCTTGCCTCCGAGTCGATCGCTTCGGGCAGCTCACTGATCAGTGAGGACATCGTCGGAGGCACCAACGTGTGGGGGTGATCGAATGTCGGGCTGGTCCGGATCGGATCGCAGACAGAGACTCCCCCAGAACTGGGCGCAGATCCGGCGTCGCATCCTGCGACGCGACGGCAACCGCTGCGTCTGGGTTCATGAAGGCAAGCGGTGCGAGGAAGTCGCGACCGAGGTCGACCACATCGTGGCTGGAGACAACCACGACGACTCGAACCTTCGGTCGCTCTGCTCCTGGCATCACCAGCGGAAGTCCTCCTCGGAGGGCCGAGCCGCCCAGCTCGCCAAGCGTCGGCAGATCGAGAAGCGATTCCGACGCACGGAAGGCCACCCCGGTCTTCTCTGATCTTGGGACGCCCAACCGGCGACGAACTACTGAGCGCGCGCGACAGCGCGGGCGTCCCAACCACTTCGGTGGCTCCCCGTCCTCCTCTCCGGGTCGAGCCCCGATCGCGCTCCAGGGTCCTCCTCTCCCCTGTTGAGCGCCGCCCCCCAGGTTCGCTACCACCTGGGGGGCTCAGACTTCCCGCGCGCCGCGACCAGAGATGGGGAAGCGCGCGGGTGAGATCCACACCGATCACCTTGGAGGTTGGCCCTTGGCAGTTCTCGCTGAGTCCCGGTTCGCCCAGATCGGCTGTGTGGAGTCCGATCTCTGACAAGGAGGTGATCCCGTGCCCTGCGGCACGATCTGTCCTGGACCTTGTTCCGGCTGCCCCCTCGCGGGTCTCCGGTGAGCGTCTGGACCTGGCTCTGGATCTCTTGGATCGGAGCCTTCGTCGTCATCGAGGGTGTGGCCCTGGCCCGCAAGGCTGAGGGTGACACGCTCTCCGAGCATGTCTGGAAGTGGTTCCACACCAAGCAGGGCCAGAAGTGGAGCAAGACCACGCGGCTGCGTCGGTTCGTGCTTCTCGCCTTCATGGCATGGCTCGCTGTCCACTTCCTCACTGGAGGTCTCTTCTGACCCGCGTGCTCTACTTCAGCTCGCCGTGGTGCCGACCCTGTCGGTCGTTCGGCCCGCTCCTCACCAAGGAGCTGGAGGCTCGCTCTGTCGAGCCTGAGCGCATCGACGTGACCCAGAACGTCGAGATGGCCAACCTCTTCGAGGTGTCGGCCGTACCCACTGTCGTGTTCATCCGCGACGGCGAGGAGATCTCGCGCTTCACAGGCGCGCTCCTCGGACCTGATCTGAAGGACGCTCTCAGCGTCCTCGACTGAAGGAGGTGAGCCAGGTGCCTGGCCCCGTACCCAACCGCGAGTCAGACCTGGCTCGCCCCCGCTCCCGCAAGGGCGGGGATGTTCAAGAGGTCACCAAGGGCGAGATGCGCCCGGTCAAGATCCCGAACGCGGATCGCGACTGGCACCCGATCGCGCGTCGCCTGTGGGACTCCTTGAAGACTTCCGGCCAAGCGGACTTCTACCAGAACTCCGACTGGGCCTTCGCCTTCTCGCTGTGCGAAGACCTCTCGTACTACAAGAAGTCCGGCAAGCGGTCTGGCCAGATGCTCCAGACCATCTACTCCGCGTTCGAGCGTCTGCTCGTCGCCGAGGGAGACCGCCGCCGCGTGCGCATCGAGCTGCACGAACCCGAGCCTGAGACGACGCCTGCGTCCGTCCTGGCCATCGCTGACTACAAGAAGGAGCTGGGGCTCGACTGACCCGGCAGGGGAGGTAGCCCATGACTCCGCAAGCAGGACTCACCCTCGAAGAGATCGAGGCCCTGGAGCCCACCTACATCGGCCCCACCTGGCAGAAGGACGCCTTCGGTCAGTGGGTCCTCCCGAAGCACACGCTCGGCTGGCAGATCGCTGGCTGGTGCGCTCAGTGGCTGAAGGCCGAAGACGGCGGCCCTTGGAAGTTCACCAAGGAGCAGCTTCGCTTCGTCCTCCACTGGTACGCCGTGGACAAGAACGGGCGGTTCATCAACCGCAAGGGCGTCCTCCAGCGGCTGAAGGGCTGGGGCAAGGACCCGCTCCTCGCCGTGCTCTGCCTGGTCGAGCTGGTCGGTCCCTCGCGCTTCGCGCACTGGGACGAGAACGGTGACCCGGTCGGCGAACCTCACCCGCAAGCGTGGGTCCAGGTCACGGCCGTCAACCAGTCGCAGACCACGAACACGATGTCGCTGATCCCGTCCCTCATGTCGGACGCCTTCAAGGCGCACTTCGACATCAAGGACGGCGCGGTGCTCATCCGTGCCAACGGTGGCAAGCAGCGGCTCGAAGCCGTGACCAGCTCGTACCGCGCCCTGGAGGGCAAGCGGACGACGTTCACCCTGCTCAACGAGACGCACCACTGGGTGTCCGGCAACAACGGCCACAAGATGTACGAGACGATCGACGGTAACGCGACGAAGAAGGACGCGCGCTACCTGGCGATCACCAACGCCTACCTGCCCGGCGAAGACTCTGTCGCCGAGCGGATGCGAGAGTCGTTCGAGAAGATCCTCGAAGGACGCGCGCTCGATGTCGGCTTCATGTACGACAGCCTCGAAGCGCACCCGAAGACGCCGCTCACGCCCGAGGCGCTGGAGGTAGTCATCCCCCAGATCCGGGGTGACGCCGTCTGGCTCCGGGTCGAGTCGATCATCCAGTCCGTTCTGGACACGACGATCGCGCCGTCGCGCTCTCGCCGGATGTGGCTCAACCAGATCGTCGCTGAGGAAGACGCCCTCTACGGCCCTGCCGAGTGGGACGTGCTCCGCAACGAGAAGCTGACCCTCCAGCCGGGCGACGAGATCGTCCTCGGCTTCGACGGTGGCAAGACGCACGACGCGACCGCCCTGGTCGCGATCCGGGTCAGGGACATGGCCGCCTTCCTGCTCGGCCTCTGGGAGAAGCCAGACGGGCCGAACGGTGACAACTGGGAGGTCCCTCGCTGGGAGGTCGACTCCGAGGTGCACAGCGCCTTCAAGCAGTTCAAGGTCCAGGCGTTCTACGCCGACGTTGCGCTGTGGGAGTCGTACATCTCCGAGTGGTCCGAGACCTACGGAGACGGCCTCGCGGTGAAGTCGCCGGTCGGTCGCGATGCGATCGGCTTCGACATGCGTTCCTCGCTGAAGCTGGTGACCATGGCGCATGAGCGCCTGATGCGATCCGTCTTCGACGGCAAGCTCGCCCACGATGGCGACCGCTCGCTTCGTCGCCACGCGCTGAACGCGCGTCGGCGGACCAACAACTACGGCGTGTCCTTCGGCAAGGAGTCGAGGGAGTCGCCTCGCAAGGTCGACGCCTACGCGGCGCTGATGCTTGCGCACGAAGCCCTGTACGACCTCCGCGCTCGCGGCAAGAAGCAGAAGACCCGCACGGGTCGCGGGTACTTCCTGTGACGTGTGTAACTTGAACCGAAGGGATGGTGACGGTGGCTGACACCTCGCCTGCGTCGCTGGCGAAGCAACTTCTCGCCATCCTCGACCGGGACGGCGACCGCCTCGAACGCATTGACGACTACCTGCACGGCAAGCATGACGACCCGTACATGCCGCCGCAGGCCGACGACGAGTACAAGCTCCTGGCCAAGCGAGCCGTGTCCAACTGGACGCCGCTCCTGGTCAACACACCTGCACAGGCCCTCTACGTGGACGGCTTCCGCCCCGGCGCAGCCGGAGGCGGTCTACCGCAAGCTGCGGAGTCCACGACCCCCGAGTGGGCGCACTGGCAGCGTTCGCGGCTCGACGCCCGGCAGGCGGCCATCTACAAGGGCGCGCTGACCTACGGGCACTCCTTCACTGTGACGGAGAAGGACAAGAAGGGCCACGTCATCACGAAGGGCCTGAGCCCGCGTCGCACGTCCGCCCTCTTCGAGGACCCGGCGAACGACGACACCCCGTACGCCGCGCTGACGGTGACGGCCTGGCCCAAGGGCGAGACGCCCGGCAAGGCCCGGATGTGGGACGGCAGCTTCGAGTACGCCGTGACCTTCAAGTCGCTCAGCGACGAAGAGGGCGTCCGTGTCATCAAGGGCAAGCGCCACGGCGCGAGCGAGTGTCCGGTCACCCGGTTCGCTGCTTCGGTCGACCTCGACGGTCGGACGATCGGCGTGATCGAGCCGATGATCCCGCTCCAGAACCGCATCAACCAGTCGGTCTTCGACCTGCTGGTCGCACAGACCTACACCTCGCATGAGGTCCGGTACGCGACCGGCATGGCCCCTCCGATCCAGCGTGACCCCGAGACGGGCGATCCGATCCTGGACGAGAACGGCCAGCCGAAGCCGATCCCCATGAACCACAACGCTCGTCGCTTCCTGTTCGCCGAGGACCCGGACGTGAAGTTCGGTTCCCTGCCAGGAGGCCCGATCGGCTCGCTCATCGACTCGATCGACATGAGCATCCGCCACCTCGCGGCCGTCTCGCAGACGCCGCCTCACCACCTGCTCGGACAGATCGCCAACCTGTCCGCCGAAGCTCTGCTCGCCGCCGAGACTGCGCTGTCGCGCAAGATCGCGGAGTTCCGGGCCATCTTCGGCGAGTCCTGGGAGCGAGTCTTCCGGCTGGCTGCGGAGCTGACTGGCTCCACTGCCTCGGCCGAGGACTTCGCTGGCGAGGTCATCTGGCGCGACATGGAGTCGCGTTCGCTGGCTCAGGCGGCTGACGCTCTGGGCAAGCTGAAGGAACAGCTCGGCATCCCGGCCAAGGGCCTCTGGAAGCGTGTACCTGGCGTCACGCAGACGGAGTTCGAGGACTGGGAAGAACTCGCCGAGGATGAAGACGCTCAGCTCGCTCTCGCGCAGTCCATCCGACGAGCCACCCCCGATCCGGTCACACCGGTTGAGGATGAGGTGGTCGCCGCGTGACGACGCCCTCTCGGCAGAAGGAAGCCGATGAGGCGTCTGTCGCCTTCCACGTCGCGCTGACCCAACTCGGTGTCGGCACAGTGGAAGACGCACTGAAGCTGTGGTCCGAGGTCCCGCCTACTGCGCGGGCCTCGACCGCTTCGAGCTGGCTCCGCAAGGCCGTGCTCCTGGTGATGACCAGGCGGCGCGCGTCTCGCGAGCTGGCTCGGGCGTACTACCGACTGGTCCGCGCACTGCGGACTGGTTCGACCGTCGCCGATCCTCGCAAGGCCGAGCCCCGCTACATCACGCTCGACACCTTGCGTCGCGAGTTCGCCGCTCTCACCGGAGGGGCTGAGCAGCCCCAGGAGGGCCGTTCAGAGTCCTCCCCTACCGAGAGCCCGGACGAGCCCTCGCAGCCTGCTGACGCCCCCACCACGGAGGCGGACGAGCCTGCTGACGCTCCTGCGGAAGAAGAGTCCGAGGACGCAGAGGCCGACCGCATCCTGGTCGAGGAGCTGGCAGGGCTCCGCGAGGAAGAGGACCGGATCGAACGAGAAGCGCAGGCCGAGATCGAGGAAGCCCTCACCAACCTCGGCACCGCGAACCTCGACAAGAAGCTCGACAGCATCGACACCGACGCACCGGCCAAGGACGTGGACAGGCTCCGCGACGAGGCCCACGCGCAGGCCGGTGCCCGTCAGGCTGCCGCAGCAGAACGAGTCGCCATGAACGGCGCTCGCTCGACGGTCTGGAGTCACGCCAACCGCGACAGGCGCGCGATCGGCTACATCCGACTGTCGCGCACCGGAACCCCTTGTGGGTGGTGCGCGATGTTGATCTCCCGTGGTCCCGTCTACCGCTCCGAGAGGAGCGCGGAGTACGCGGACGGAGACAAGTACCACGACAACTGCCACTGCTACGCGGAACCCGTGTTCTCGCGCGAGCAGTACCGCAGCTCCGATCTGTACGAGCTGAACCGCAAGTACGAGGAGCTGTGGCCCCAGGTGACGAAGGGGCTGTCTGGCAAGGCAGCCGTCTCCGCCTGGCGTCGGTTCATCCGAACCGAACAGAAGGCCGCTGCCCAGGAGGCACGGCGCAGAACAACTACGAACGTCCAGGAGGCGTAACCCGTGAGCACCCCGACCGAGACCCCGAACCCCGAGTCCACTGTCGTTACCGAGGAGAAGCCCTCCGAGGAGACGACCACGGAGACCGCCTCGACCGAGGAGACCGAGTCCACCGAGGAGAAGCCCGCTGAGGGCGAGCCCAAGGAGACCGCTCCGGAGGACAGCCTCCCGGACTGGGCCAAGAAGGAGCTGACCAAGACTCGCGGCGAAGCTGCGAACTACCGGGTCAAGCTCCGCGAGGCCGAGGGTGCACTGAAGAACGCCAAGACCGTCGAGGAGTTCGAGGCCGCGCGAGCGGAGTTCTCGAACAAGATCGCCGAGCTGGAGACCGCTCTCATGAAGGAGAAGGTCGCCCGCAAGTACGAGCTGCCCGACGAGCTGGCTGCCCGCCTCCAGGGTGCCGATGAGGCTTCCCTCGAAGCGGACGCGAAGGCCCTCCAGAAGTTCGTGACCCCCGCCGTGCCTGAGTCCCTGGGTGGTGGCCTCACCCCGGATGACGGCGAGGACGACTTCGACCCGGTCAAGGCCGCACAGGCTGCCCGCCGCAAGGGCTACTGACCGGATCTTCACCCTCAGCCGCGTGTGCAACCTGCGCACGTTTGCCAAGACATCACAAGGAGTAACCAACCGTGGCCCACACCGTTGTCAAGCCCGAGAAGATCGCCGCGACTGCGGCCGTCGCTCTGGAGCAGTCCCTCGTCGTCCCCGCGCTGTTCCAGCGTGAGGGCATCGACCAGTTCAAGGGTGCCGAGAACGACACCATCAACGTCAAGGTCGAGGGCGTCCTGCCCTTCCGGACCTACGACTGGCGTTCCGGCCAGGTCGGCACCCCCAACGCCAACGGCGGAGTCCGCAAGGCGATCGAGTTCGATGAGTACGCCGAGAAGACCGTCGCGGTCTCCTTCGGTGGCAACATCTACTCGGCCGTCAAGCTGACCGACGAGCAGCGCGACTTCGACCTCAACGGCTGGGCCAAGCTCATGGCCAAGCAGACCGAGGCGATCGGTCGCGGCCTGGAGCGTGGCGCTGTCGACACCCTCCTGGGCGAGTCCTACTCCGTCACCCTCGGTGGTGCGGTTTCCGGCCGTGACCTGCGCGCGACCCTGGTTCGTGCCCGCGAGGTCCTGAACCGCTTCATGGTCCCGCAGGAGGGCCGTGTCCTCGTCGTCGGTACGGCTTGGGAGACCGAGCTTCTGACCGACGACAAGCTGAACCTGTCCGGCAACGTCGGCGAGCAGGAGGCTGTCTCCGCCCTGCGTGAGGCTTCGATCGGCCGTCGCTTCGGCTTCGACATCGTCGTCTCGATGGAGGTCCCGGCCGACGCTGCGTTCGCGCTGCACCGCTCCGCGTTCATCTTCGCGACCGGCGCTCCGACCCTCCCGCAGTCCGTGACCGGTGGCACCGCCGCGCACAACGGTGTCGCGCTGCGCTGGCTCCAGGACTACGACGCCCAGTACCTGACCGACCGCTCGGTGGTCAACACGTACAAGGGCTTCCGCTCCGTCAAGGACCAGCTCATCGGCATCGACGGCGTGACCGGCCAGGCGTTCGTCTCCGAGCACGAGCACTTCGTCCGCGCGATCAAGCTCGACCTCGACGCGACGGCCGACGTGCTGCCCGACCCGGACGGCCCGGACGCTGCCCAGCAGGAGCTGGCTGCGATCACCGGTGTCGCTGGTGCGGCTGACGGCGCTGGCGTCTGATCCGACTGAGTGAGTTGAGGGGGCTGGCCTTCGGGCTGGCCCCCTCCTCCTCGCCCTTCAGCAAGGAGAACACCACATGGCCTACGCCACGCTTGACGAGCTGAAGGGTCGGCTCGACTGGACCCTCGACGCAGACGAGGAGCGCATCGCAGCAGGTGCGCTCGAAGACGCATCCGACCTCGCGGCCCACTACGGCCGCTCCTGGGCGGACGGCGCTGCACCTCGGCTCGTTCGCACCCTGGTCCTGAAGGCATCCGCTCGGTACATGCGCAACCCCGGTGGGTACACGCAGTCCCGCGCTGGTGACGAGACCCTGGGCTGGAGCGACGCGGCTGGCGAGAACGCTGGCACCGTCTACTTCAGCGATGAGGAGCAGAAGCTCCTCGCCTCCCTGGGCGGCAAGAACCCCGGCATCTACTCCGTAGAGGTCTCCGCCTGGAACTCCAAGATCACCCCTGGCACCGGCTACGTCCCGGACGCTGGCGGCCAAGCCGACTACCCCTTCTTCGCTGAGGGGTACGAGTGAGCGTTCAGCGACGACGCGGCCAGGTAGCCCGCATCTGGAAGACCACGAAGGTCATCGACAACCGAGGCAACGAGGTGCACGTCGCGCACAACGACGGCCCTCACGTAGTGCGAGCTGCGTTCATCCCGCAGCGATCGGCCAAGGCCGAAGTGCCCGGCCAGATGCAGATCAACATCACCCGCATGATCGTCGCCGCCGACCTCGAAGGCGTCGAGCTGTGGTCGCGCGTCGAGTGGAACGGCAAGCAGTGGGACATCGTCACGCCGCCCGCCTACCACCACGGTTCGCGCCAGACCCGCCACTGGTCCATCGACATCCGAGAGAGGCCCTGATGGCGTACATCCGAGACAACGTCGGCGGTCGCAAGATCGAAGACTTCATCGCCCGGCTCCCTGCCGTGGCGAGTGAGCTGGACAACCGCACGTTCGAGATCGCAGTCCGAGCCGAGCAGCTTCTCGCTGAGACCCGGCTCGACAAGTCCAGTGGTGGCGACTCCTTCATCGACGTGGAGCGAGGAGCGGTCAACCGCTACGTCGTGCTCTCCGACGAGCGCGGCCAGAACGCTGCCCTGTCGATCGAGTACGGACGAGCCGCAGGCGAGAAGGAAGTCCGCGACCCCGAGACCGGTGAAGAGAAGACGATCACCTGGGGCGCGATGGACGGCCTCTACATCCTGGCTCGCGCATCGAACCTGCCCAAGAAGCGGAAGGGCAAGGTGAAGCTCGACTGATGGCCGGACTCCCTCCGGAGATCAAGGCCCTCGCTGAGCTGTCACCGGTTGAAGACCTGCTCCTGGCCGTCCTTCGGGACGGCCTTCCTGGTGTCCAGGTCAAGACCTTGATCTCCGCTGACCAGACGTTCCCCCTGGTTCTCATCCGCCGCAACCCCTCCTTCGGTGAGTGGGGCGGCGACACACGCTTCACCGACTCCGCGCAGGTGTCAGTTCAGACCTTCTGCGAGGACCCGAACGGTGACGAGGACGCGGCCATCCTCGCCGAGGCAGCCCGCGTAGTCCTCCGCGACGCCTGGCTCAGCCAGAAGGTCGTCCCCGGCAGAGGTCACTTCATCGACGTGCAGATGACCTCCGCTCCTCGACGGGTCACGGACTGGGCGACGGCCTCCGGCCCCGTGCAGTACGCGGACCTCCCGACCGGTGTGTGGCGCTACGAAACGGTCTTCCAGATCGACATCCGCAAGCCACGAACCCGGCCATTCCCCATCCCGAACCCCTGACAAGGAGTAACCCTTCGTGGCACTGAACGACAACGCCACTCTGGTTGTCGGCAGCGGTAACTACCTGACTGCCCCGACCGGAACGGCGATCCCCGGCGACCTTCTCGCCCCGGTCTCCCCCTGGGAGGCTGTCGGTCACACCTCGCTGGAGGAGATCTTCTCCATCAGCTCTGAGGGTGGCGAGGCGACCGTCCTCGGCACGCTCCAGAACAAGAACCTCCGGACCAAGTACAGCGCCCGGACCGAGACCATGACGTTCACGCTCCAGCAGTTCGACGTGGACGGCCTGAAGCTCTACTACGGCGCGAACGCCCCTGTCCTGGCTGACGGTACGGTCGGTGTCCCCTCGGACCCGCAGCCGACCGTGTGCGCGTTCCTCGCCATCTTCGTGGACGGCGACAACCACTTCGCCTTCTACGCCCCGAAGGCCGAGATCTACCGCGCCGACGACCTGGCCCTCTCGGACACCGAGTCCCTGGCCGGTCTGCCGCTCGGCGTCAAGCCGATGACCCACGGCACCAACTCCTGGACCTACGCGATCACCCCGCTGGGTGGCGGCGAGATCGCGGCTTCTGGCGCGACCGCTGGTACTCCGGGCTCGTTCACCCCCGAGGGTGCTACGCCCCCGGCCAACCTGACCGCGCTCCAGGGCTCCTCGATCGTCGCTTCGCCGTCGACCGCCTGGACCGTCGGTCAGTACGTCGACCTCGGCGACGGCTCCGACGCCTACTGGAACGGCACCGCCTGGGTCGCGGGTCAGGCTCCCGCCTGATCCCAGTCTGACCACCCCGCGCGCGAGTGATGCGGACCTCTCGCGCGCGGGGTTCATCCCCTTCTTCAGTCCGCACCCGCTTCATCCCACCGACCACAGGAGGTCCGCAACCCCATGGCCAGCTACTCGCTCGACAGCATCCGTGAAGCCGCAGAGGCGAAGTACGGTTCGACTGACATCGACCTGGGCAACGGCGTTGTCCGTCTGCTCAACCCGCTGCGTCTGCCGAAGACCAAGCGCGACGAACTCGCGTCGCTCCAGGACAAGCTGGAGCAGGACGGCGTCGACCAGGAGACCGTCCTCTCGGACGCGATCGTCCTCGTCGCCGAGTCCGAGTCCAAGGGCAAGGCGCTGCTGAAGGCTGTGGGCGGTGACCTCGCGGTCCTCGCCGAGATCTTCGAGACCTACGGCAAGGGCACCCAGGTGGGGGAAGCCTGAGCCTCGCCCGGCTCGTAGACGAGTTCGGAGAGGGGCTGTACCCCGACCTGCGGTTCTACTACGGCATCGACCTTGCCGAAGTGATCGCGGGTCGGGGTCCTTCTCCGTCTCTCGTCATCTTGTTGGTGCAGAGGCTCCCTGACACTTCGCTCACCGCCGCTCTCGCGTCGGGCGGCAGGGAGCAGTTCGGCTGGGGTGTGGATCGCCACATGACCGCCGACATCTTCGACGCACTCAACCAGAACACCAGGGCAACCGGGAACTGGGGCAAGAAGGGGGCACCGAAGATCCCCGAGTACCCCAGGCCCAAGGTCAAGAAGTCCAAGCAGGACCGACCGAAGAAGAAGGTCAGGGTCGCTGACCTGTTCAACCAACTCTCCCGGAGGTAGTGCATGGCTGCCAGTCCCGGTGGGCAGGAGATCGGGCGCGTCTCGGTCCGTGTCCTCCCTGACACAAGCCGCTTCAAGCGCGACGCCGAGAAGGCTCTCGAACGCATCGAGAAGACCCTCGAACCCCTGAAGATCAGCACCAAGATCGACATGTCTGGTGCGAGCCGCGAGTTCCTGACGGAGCTGCGGAAGATCAACCAGCGGAACCGGCAGTCCGACTCACGCAAGATCAGGTTCCACACGACCATCTCCAAGGACGGCATGACCGAGGCTGTGTCTCGGGCTGTGCGTCAGATCCAGGAGAAGGCCGACCAGCGCAAGATCAAGCTCACCCTCGACGGCATCAACGTGAAGTCCGATGTCGAGCTGGAGCTGAACCGCCAGTCGGCCGACCGGGTGAAGGACGAGATCAACGACTGGGTCAAGGACATCAGTCCGATCAAGATCCAGGTCGAGCCCGACTTCAGCTCGGCCGGTGCTGCGCTGACGAACGCGCGGCTCGCGGTCCTCACTCGGCCTCGCACGGTCTCGATCGTGCCGAAGCTCAACGAGGCTGCCCTCGCGGGCGTGGTCACGTCGCTCGCCGCCCTGTCCGGGATGCGCGTGATCAACAACCTGTTCACGAAGTTCGGGAACATCCTGAAGAACCTGGACAAGAACGTCCCGATCATCGGCACCATCGCCACGGCCATCGCTGGCCTCGGGGCCTGGGGGCTCTCGGCGGCGTCGAACCTCTTCGCGCTGTCGGCTTCGCTGGCTCAGATCGGGGCCGTTGGTCTCACGCTGCCCGGCATCCTGGGTGGCTTCGCAGTCGGCGTCGGCGTCACCGTTGCTGCACTGAAGGACTTCAACAAGGAAGTCCCGCAGGTCAAGACGCAGCTCGCCCAGCTTCAGAACCAGATCAGCTCGAACTTCTGGGAGCAGGCTCGACAGCCCATCCGTGAGCTGGTCGACACGCTCCTCCCCCGCTTCGCTGAAGGCTTCCGCGCTACGGCGACGGCGTCCGGCACGTTCTTCGCCTCGTTCGCCACGGACCTCACGGCCGCTCTCAACCCCGAGATCGTGGACCGGATGTTCGGCTACCTCAACGAGTCGATCACCAAGGCGACCGGTGGCACGAAGACCTTCTCCAGCATCATCGCTCAGCTCGGCGAGGTTGGCACCAGCTACCTGCCGAACCTGGCTGGCTGGTTCGTCAACATCACGAAGCAGTTCGATGAGTGGCTGAAGAAGAAGGGCCAGCTCGGGCTCCGCGCTGAGATCGACCAGGGCATCGACGCCCTGAAGGATCTCGGCGGCATCCTGGTGGAGACGGGCGGCATCCTCGCGGGTGTTGCTCGCGCAGCCGAAGAGGCTGGCGGCTCCTCGCTCGACATGCTTCGCCAGACGCTGGCGAACATCCACACGATCGTGGACTCCGATGGTTTCCAGAACGGTCTGGTCGGCGTCTTCAAGGCGGCCCACCAGGCGATGGAGAACCTGGCCAACGGTGCCGGTCCGGCAGTGAAGCAACTCTTCATCGAGCTGTCCGAACTGCTGACGACCGTTCTCCCGCAGGCGGGTTCGATCATCGGCACGGCCGTGGGTGCCATCGCTGGTGCCCTGTCGCAGCTCTCCGTGATGGAGGGCATCAAGGCCATGTTCACCGCGCTCTACCAGGCGGTGACGATCCTGTCTCCCGCCATGGCTCCGCTCGGCCAGGCGCTCGGCGCGCTGATGCAGATCATCGCCACGATGCTGCCGATCGTCGCCAACCTCGCGAAGGCCGCGATCATCCCGCTGGCCAACGCCTTCACCCAGCTCGTTCCGATGATCACCCCGGTGATCACGCTCCTCGGTGGCGCGCTCCTGTCCGCCTTCCAGACCATCGGTCCGATCATCCAGCAGATGGTTCCGCTCGTCGGCCAGATGCTCACCGCAGCCTTCGGGATGCTGAGCACGATCCTGCCGCCGATCGCCCAGATCTTCACGATGATCCTCCAGGCGGTCATGCCCCTGGCGCAGACCCTGATCAGCGCACTCGCGCCGATCCTCCCGGTCCTGGCTGCCGCGCTGAACACGGTACTCACCGCGCTCCAGCCGATCATCGAGACCGCGCTCCAGATCATCACGGCGGTCATCCAGCCGCTCCTCCCGATGCTGAGCGGGATCATCCAGGACTTCCTGCCCAAGCTGGCTGACGCCTTCAAGCGACTGCTCGAAGCGATCCAGCCGGTGCTCGACGCACTGCTCGGCCTGGTCAACTTCCTGATGCCGATCCTGGTGCCGGTGCTCCAGTTCATCATCGCGATCCTCGCGGATTCGCTGGTGGCTGCGGTCAACGGTGTGGCTCTCGTCTTCGAGGGTCTGGTCGAGATCATCTCGGGTGCCTGGGACATCATCGTCGGCGTCGTCAAGATCGCCTTCGGTCTCGTCAAGGCCATCTTCACTGGTGACGGCGACCTCCTGAAGAAGGGCTGGGACCAGCTCTGGAACGGCATCAAGACGTTCGCGAAGGGACTCTGGGACACGATCCTCGGCCTCTTCCGCACGTTCCTGTCGGTCGGCATCCTCGGCACCGCAACCAAGGTGCTGAAGTCCATCGGCGCTGGCTTCAAGGCCGGATGGCAGGCTGTCAAGGGCTTCGGTGACGACGCCTGGAACGCGATCAAGGGCGGCTTCAGCTCGTTCATGTCGTGGCTCGGAAGCCTTGCTTCAAGCGGGATCTCGGCTGTCGGCCGGTTCTTCTCGCAGGGCTGGACCACGATCCGCGACACCGCGACTGGCGCGCTGAGCAAGCTGATCACCGAGGTCGGCAAGTGGATCGGCAAGGCGGTCACCGCAGTCGGTGAGCTGCCCGGCAAGGCCAAGTCCGCGCTGGGCAACCTCGGGTCCACCCTGATGGACGCGGGCAAGAAGCTGATCCAGGGCTTCATCAACGGCATCAAGAACATGTTCGGCTCGGTGAAGGACACCCTCGGTGGCCTGACCGACAAGCTCACCTCCTGGAAGGGTCCGGAGTCCCTGGACCGTGTCCTGCTGGTCGACGCCGGTCGACTGGTCATCGGCGGCTTCATCAAGGGTCTGGAGTCTCGCTACGGCGAGGTTCGCAAGTCCCTGCGTGGGCTGACGAAGGACGTTGCTGGCACTCAGTTCGACGCCCCTGGCGTCGGGCAGATCCGAGCCGCACGCGGTCTCACGGCCGCCGTGTCCGGCGCTCTCGACGGCTCCCTCGCGGGAGGTGCCAGCGCGACCAAGGTACTCAACTACTACGCAGCTCCGGGCTCGTCTCTCTCCTCCGAGGAAGACCTGTTCGCGGCTGCCAACCGTTCAAGGATGGTGGGCTGGTAACAGATGGCGAAGCTGCGGCTGGAGAACAGCCTCGACACTCTTGACCTGGACCAGGTCGAGACCAGCGGCTACGGAGTGCAGGCCCTGACTGGCGTGTCCGGTCTGGGCCTGCCCCCGGTCGCTGTGCAGTGGATCGAGGGTGCAGGTGACGGTGCTGTCTACCGTCGTACTCGCACCCTCGCCCGCGACATCGACATCCCGCTCGACATCGTCGGGCGCAACCGAGCGGACCTGAAGAAGCACCTGTCCCGGCTGGCTCTGATGCTGGCCGGGCCGTGCACCCTCCGCATGATCGAGGACGACGGCACTGACTGGTCGACTGGTGTCGTCCGGGTCGGTGGTGGCGAGTACACCTACGGCGTCGACTCGATCGGAACGACCGACCTCCAGACGGTCATCACGCTCCGCGCGGGTGACCCGTACTGGACCTCCTCGGTGATCACCAGCAAGCAGGTCGGCGGAGACCTGACGGCAACCCCGTTCGTCTCCTCCTTCATGTCCATGCCTGTGGCCGCCTCTCAGGCGATCGGCTCGATCCAACTGGAGAACACGGGCGATGCCGTGGCCTACCCGGTGTGGGAGATCTTCGGCCCCGGCAACAACTTCAAGGCGGTCTCCCCGAGCGGCGAGACTCTGCACTGGACGGGCTCGCTCACGGCAGGCCAGCGCCTGATCGTGGACACCCGCAGGGGCACGGTGGTCGACAGTACCGGCGCGAACCGGTACTCCGAGCTGGCCACCGCCCCTCGGTTCTGGGCCATCGACCCCGGCATCTCCACGGCAGAAGCAAGCCTGCTCGACGTAACGAACGCATCCAAGATCGTCTGTTCTTGGCGAGCCCGGAAGTGGATGGTGATCTGATCCGTGAAGCTCCGCGACCTCACGGTTGAGGTGCGCAACAAGGATCTGGAGCGAGTCGGGGCGATCCGTCCCGAGGAGCTGATCCTGGAGCTGGAGGACACGTTCAACAACGTCGGAACCTGGAAGATCACGCTGTCGGTTGAGCACCCGCTCGCCAACGCGCTGCGCTCTCCAGGTTCCGGCGTCATCATCACCGGCCCGACCAACATCATCATGTCCGGGCCGATGATCAAGAACGAGTACGCCTCCACGCCGGAAGACCCCGGTGGCTCCATCGTGTTCGAGGGGATCAGCGACTCCTGCATCCTCTCCGACTACCTTGCGTTCCCCGACCCAACGAACATCGACCCCACGACCCAGACCAAGTCGCACGACGTGCGCACCGGCACGGTCGAGGCGGTCATGCACTCCTTCGTCAACGCGAACTGCGGACCGGGCGCACCGGCTGCTCGACGCAAGGCGAACCTGATCTTGGCCCCGCACGGCAACCGAGGCAGCGAGACCACGAAGTCCGCTCGCTTCGCCGTGCTGGGCAACGTACTGACCGAGCTGGGCCTTCGGGCCTCCCTCGGGTTCCGAGTCGTGCAGCGCGGATCGGACCTCGTCTTCGAGACGTTCCAGGTCACCGACCGCTCGGCGTACATCCGACTCGATGTCATGAACAACACCCTGTCCGGCTCGCGCGTGGCGATCACTCCCCCGAGTGCGACCCGCGTGATCGTCGCCGGTCAGGGCGAGATGATCGACCGGAAGTTCCGCGAGATCACCACCGCCGAGTCCCTTGCGGGAGAGGTCGAGTGGGGCCGTCGCATCGAGCGGTGGCAGGACCAGCGGAACACCAACGAAGACGGCGAGCTGGACGACTCCGGCCTGGAGATCCTGGAGGAAGAGGGCTTCACCTCAGTCTCCGCCCAGGCGGTCCCGATGGAGGACAGCGCCGTCGAGTTCGGCCGCGACTGGACCATGGGTGACCGAGTCTCCGTGGTCGTCAACGACCAAGAGCTGACCGCCGTGGTGACGGGGATGATCCTCCGCGCCACCAGCGATGGCTTCCGTGTGGGAGCCGTGATCGGCGACCCCACCGGCTTCAACGCTGAGGCCGCGTACAACAAGCGAGTCCAGAGCACAGAGACCCGAGTCTCGGAGCTGGAGAAGAACGGAAGCGGAGGCGGCGGCAGTGCAGACGAGGCCGTCTTCAGAGTGATGGGAGTGTGGTAACCAGTGGCTACCCCGAAGGTCTTCTTCAGAGGTGAGCTGCCCGCGCTGAAGACGGTGGCCTACACCGTGCCCGCAGGGAAGCAGGCGGCCGTGACGAGCATCGTCGCGACGAACCCGCACACGGAGACTTCGATGGTCAGCGTCGACCTCGGAGGTTTCCCGGTCCTTGCGGCTGTGGGCATCCATGTCAACGGCGTCCTGACCCTGGAGGTCAGCCAGGCCCTCAACGAGGGCGACACGATCGAAGTGCAGGGCAACTCTTCGCCCGCCATGACACACATCAGCGGGGTGGAGTTCTGACATGGCGATGACCGTCTACCCCTACGACGAGGGGACAGTAGGCCCGACCGGGCCTGAAGGACCGATGGGACCGCAGGGTCCGAAGGGCGACACTGGCGCAACCGGCGCAACCGGCGCGACTGGCGCTCAGGGTCCGGCTGGTGTCGACGGCAGCCAGATGTACCGAGGCACCGCAGCTCCGACTTCGGGGACCGGCATCAACGGCGACTGGTACATCCAGGAGGACACCCGTACCTTCCTTGGGGTCACCAGCACGACCTTCACCCTGTACCGCAAGGAAGCGGGGAACTGGGTCCAGCACGGCAGCAACCTCGGTGGCGCGAAGTGGTACGTCAACAACACCTCGACCTCCAGCACGGACACCAAGCCCGGCGACATGCTGCTCCGCACCGACACGGGTGACATCTGGCAGCGCAGCGCCTCGGGTTGGGGCACCGCAGTCGGCAACCTGAAGGGGCCGAAGGGCGACACGGGGGCGACCGGACCGCAGGGTCCGAAGGGTGACCCCGGTGACGGAAGCGTCAACACGGTCAACGGCCAGCTTGGGCCGGACGTGGTCCTCGACGCGGCCGACGTGGGCGCGGTGGCCAACAACGGCGGCTACTCCAGCATGACCGGCATGTTGCACGTCATCTACGCCGGAGCCACGGCTGACGTGTTCAAGGCTTCCAACGCCGACCAGTCGTCCTACACGGCGGTCAACAAGGACGCTCAGCTCGTCACCAACACCACGGCCACGCTGAGGGACGTTCGCGTGGGTGGCGGTGGGCAGTCCTTCGGTGGTGGCTCGGGAGGCGTGCTCGCGTTCAACAACGCCGCGACCGCGCCGACTTCCGCCAACTCGACCGGGGCTCTCCTCTACTCCGAGGGTGGCGTGCTGAAGGTCCGGCAGTCGGACGGCACGATCCTCAACCTGGCCGACGCGATGCTGAAGACCGGTGGCACCTTCACCGACGACGTGAGCTTCGACGGAGTCTCCGGTCAGTACCGGCAGTTCAGCCTCGACGTGAACGGCGCGAAGCGGTGGACCTTCCAGAAGGACGACGTTGCCGAGGACGGAGCCGGTGCTGGCTCGAACCTCCGGATCTCGTCCCGCAACGACGACGGCACGTTCAAGTCGACCGTGTTCTACGCCGACCGTGGAACGGGCCAGGTGTCGATCGGGACCACGGTCCCGTACTCGAACACGAAGCTCAGTGCGGCCGGTGCCCTCGGCATGAAGGACATCAGCTCGGACCCGACGACGACCACGGGTGGAGCGGCCATCTACTCGAAGGGCGGCGTCGCCCACATCAAGCAGGGCGACGGCACCGTCTTCTCGCTCAGTGATGCCGTCGACCTCTCGGGCAACCAGTCGATCTCCGGTGTCAAGACCTTCACCTCTCAGCCGGTCATGAACGCTGGCGTCTCGATCCCCAACGGGATCGGCTCGATCCGCTTCGCCCGCAAGACCGCTGACACGTCGCGCGCCAGCACCGCCTCACCGGCTGACGACCCGCACCTCTTCGCCAGCGTGGAGGCGAACGCGGTCTACACCGTGGAGGTGAACGGTGTCTGGTCACCTTCGGGTAGCGGCGGAATGCGCTTCGACTTCACTGGCCCGACCGGCGCAACCCTGGTGTCGACCGACAACGATGGCTACGGCTTCACCAACATCGCGTCCGACATCACGTTCGTGTCAACGACTGGAGCGACCATCAAGGGCCTCCTGCGAACGTCGACAACGTCGGGAACGTTCCGAGTCCGCTGGGCTCAGCAGACCTCCCATGCGACGGCGACCGTCCTCGAAACAGACAGCTACCTGCTGCTCACCCGAGTGGCCTGACAACTGACGACCCTTGTGACAGAAGGGAAGTGCCCCGATGGGGCTCATGATCTGGCCGCCTCCCGTGTTGGTGCATCGCGGGGAGTGGACACCCGTAACGGACTGGCTCAACTCCTGGACGCACTTCGGTAGCGGCTACCCCGAGGTGGCCTACCGCAAGGATGGGATCGTGGTCAGGCTTCGCGGCCTGGCCAAGGCTCCCGCCACCACATCAGCCAGCGAACTGTTCGTGCTCCCCGAAGGATTCCGGCCTACGGGCATCGGCATCTTCAACGCGAACGGCAACTTCACGTCCGGTCCAGCGTCGACCGGAACCGCGCACACGCACACCATGCCGAGTTCCGCTGGTCGAATCCAGGTCTACACGACGGGTGCCGTCAACCTCACGGGAGCGACGGTCACGGCTGGCGGTCACCTGAGCCTGGACGGCATCTCGTTCCTCTGCGAGGACTGACCAACCACAACCCCCCACACAGAACGGAGCCGCCCTGATGGGGCTCAACATCTGGCCGCCACCGGTCCCCGCCAAGCTGGCGCGAGGCATCGTCTACACGGCCACCCTCGGCACGACCGCCTACATCGGAGACACCGAGACGATGGCGTACACGCACACGTTCAAGGCGGCTGCCGGACGCACGTACAAGATCCACTACCGGCTCACGTCGGTGGACACGGATGGCACTGGTGACAACACCAACACGAACATCCGCTACGCGAAGAACTCGGCGATCCTCTACTGCCGGTGGAAGTCCGGGACCTCGGTCTCGGTGACCGATCCGCAGATCGCGCAGGCGTACGCGACCGTCTTCGATGACGACTCGACATCCTCGACTGGCGCAGAGCTGACCGCCTACCTGATCGACCCGCCCGCTGGCGACGTGACCGTGGGCCTGAGCGTCAAGACCGGTCGAGCTGCGGCGACCTACGGACAGGTTCGCTTCCTGCCTGCCGGTGGCGCTCGCATGGTCATCGAAGACGTGGGCAGCCTGCCGCCCGCGTAACAAGCACACCCACTTCAGGACCCCTGGGCCTTCGGCCTGGGGGTCCTTCTCATGACCACAGGAAGAAGGACCCTCAGTGGCACAGAGTTCCTACCCCTTCGACGGACAGACAACGTCGGAGACCCAGTACAGCCAGTTCTTCCGGGAGCTTCAGGACTCGGGCGTCTGCACCGATGCCTCCGGTCTCGAACTGCGAGTGGGCGCGGCTGGCACCGGCATGACCGTCACGGTTCAGCCGGGCCTGGCGATCGTGCGTGGGCACGCCTACTCCTCGACGGCCGTCGAGACCCTGAGCATCGCGGCGTCCGAGTCGCAGTCCCGCACCGACCGAGTCGTCCTTCGCCTCGACCCCACGGCGAACAGCGTCGTCCTCGCGGTCGTCAAGGGCACGGCCGGTGGCGGCCTCCCGGCGCTGACCCAGACCGACACCGGCATCTACGAGCTTCTGCTCGCCAACGTCACGGTCGGCGCGAACGTCACCATCATCACGGCCGACAACGTCGACCGGCAGCGCCGGTTCGTCGGTCACCGGGTGGGTCACTGGGAGACCGCGCAGCGCCCGGAGAACCCGCGCCTGGGCAAGCTCGGCTACAACTTCACGACCAACCGGTGGGAGTTCTGGGACGGCTCGGCGTGGACCGACCTGGCCCCGATCGTGGACTACACCACCATCGCGAACAAGCCGTCGACCTTCCCGCCCAGCTCGCACTCCCACGACTGGAACTCGATCACCGACAAGCCCTCGACGTTCCCGCCGAGCACGCACACGCACCCGGCCCCGAGCTGGGGTGAGGTGACGGGCAAGCCGACGACCTTCGCGCCGTCGAGCCACACGCACGACTGGACGCAGATCACGGGTGAGCCCGCGTTCGCCTCGTCCAGCCACACCCACTCCTGGTCCTCGATCACCTCGAAGCCCTCGACGTTCGCGCCGAGCACCCACTACCACTCCCAGTACCTGGAGGGTGGCGACACCATCGCCTGGGCCAACGGCTCGAAGCAGCCGCACGCCCGAGGCGTCTCTGGGTCTGGCACGTACTACGCGGTGTGGGTCCGTGGTGACGGTGGCTTCTGCCGCAACACCTCCTCGATCAAGTTCAAGGAGAACGTCCGGGACTACGAGATCGACCCGGATGCAGTCCTCGCGCTGGAGCCGAAGGTCTACGACCGCAAGGCCGAGATCAACGAGGAGACCGGCGAGCTGGAGGAGGGCAACAAGGACGAGGTCGGCCTCATCGCTGAAGAGGTCGCCGAGCACCTGCCCTGGATCGTCAACTACCTCGACGGCGAGATCGACGGTCTGCGCTACGACCTGCTGGGCGTCGCCCTGCTCCCGGTCGTGAAGCGCCAGGCCAAGCAGATCGAAGACCTCGAAGCCAGGCTCGCTCGCCTGGAGGCCGCTCACGGGCAGGCCGACAACTGATGCTCATGTCCGCCGCAGCAGAGCCGACCTACCAGGTGGCTCTCATCACCACGGGAGGCACCATCGCCGTGGCCCTCATCGGAGCCGTTGTCGAGATGCTTCGACGCCAGCACAACGCGATCGAAGAAGTTCGCGAGAACGCCCGAGAGGCACGCGACCAGGTAGCCAACACGCACAGCACGAACCTGCGCGACGACCTGGACGACCTCCACGAAGACGTGCGCGAGGTGCTGCGCGTCCTTCAGCGCCACACCGAGGAGATCGGCGGGCTCCGCGATGACCTCCGCCAGGAGCGTCGCGAGCGGCTTGCTGTCTCCGACCGGCTTGACGACCACATCAACGCGGTCTGAACCACACCAACCCAGAAGGCCCTGTCTCTCAGTGAGGCGGGGCCTTCGCCTTCCCAGGAGGTACACACCCCTTGTCCGTGAAGATCATCTCCCGTGCCCAGTGGGGCGCGAAGGCGTGGAACGGCACGCCGAACTCCGTGCCGCTCTCGAAGCGAACTGAGTTCTTCGTCCACTACGACGGTGGGCACCCGGTCACCCGTACCGGCAACGCTGTCCCGCAGGCGATCGAGCGAGTCCACCTGAACCAGGGCTGGTCCGGCGTCGGCTACAACTTCGTGGTCGACCAGGAGGGCAACATCTACGAGGGCCGTGGCTGGAACCTCCAGGGTGCGCACTGCCCGAACCACAACGTCTCGGGCATCGGCGTGCAGATCGCGATCGGTGGCGACCAGGCCCCGAGCGACAAGGCGCTGGCTGCGACCCGCGCGCTGTACGACGAGGCGTGCCGGAAGACCGGCCGGACGCTGGCCAAGAAGGGCCACAAGGACGGCTTCGCGACCGCCTGCCCCGGCCCCAAGCTGTACGCCTGGGTGAAGGCTGGGATGCCCGCTCCGAAGGGCAGCACGCCCGCTCCCGCGCCCGCCCCGAAGCCCTCGGGCTCCACGTACACCGTGGTCAAGGGCGACACGCTCTCGGGCATCGGCGCGAAGCTGAAGAAGAACTGGCAGGACATCGCCAAGCTCAACGGCCTGAAGGCTCCGTACCTGCTCTCCATCGGCCAGAAGCTGAAGCTGCCGGGTGCCAGTGCGCCCGCGCCGAAGCCGGTCTCGAAGATCGTGGCGCTGAACCCTGCGGTCAAGCCGGGTGCCACGCACCCCCAGGTCGCCGAGCTTCAGCAGCTCCTGATCAAGGCGGGCTACGGCCCGATCCCCGGAGCGGTCACGAAGTTCTACGGCGAGCAGACCAAGAAGGCCGTCATCCGCTTCCACAGGAAGAACCCGCAGTTCTCCGTGGGCAGCGTCATCGACCCGTCCATCGGGCCGAAGGGCTTCGCTGAGCTTCAGCGCGAGGCAGGGCGTCGCTGATGGCCAAGCACCGCAAGCGCAAGGCGAGCGTTCTCGTCACGATCCTGCCCAGCCAGTGGCACCGCAAGGCGCGAGCTGTCCTCGCGCTGCTCTCGCTCATCGCGTCGGTGGCCGCTGTTCTCTACGCCGATGAGCCGAAGGTCGCTCTCGCGATCCAGGCGTTCATGGCGATCGGTCTCCTGAACAGGGACCGGACTCCGGTCTCGGAAGACGAGCTGTAACGAAGAAGGCCCCCACCGGCAAGTTGCTGGCGGGGGCCTTCTTCGCGTCTCCTCATTGTTTCATCGCTTCGATCTCTTCAAGGGAGACGATCTTCGGTCGGGTGCGAGAGGTTCGCTTCTTCGGGGTCGAAGTGCTTCGAGCTGCGGGCTTCGGCTTCGCGGGCTCGCGCTCCTCTTCGGTGTCCAGGTGCAGCAGCTCCTCCAGTGGTGCAGCGTGCTCTGCGCAGAGGTCAACTTCGACACTCCGCCCCTCGACCGCGATCGTGTACGTCTTGGTGGGCTCCCCCACCGCCTGGTCCACATCGCACACCCTGATCTCGATCTTCAAGATGATCCGAACTCCTCTCGTTGACGCTGTGTGACTGTTGTGCAATTATGACATCACACACAGTAACAACACAAGTGAGAGGAGCACATCGGATGCCAGCTCGCAAGATCCAGAATGAACAGGAGGTTCTGCGCTGGTTCGAGGAGGGTCGGACCTACGACTGGATGGTTGAGGAGTACAAGCGCAAGTACAACATTGAGACGGTTCCGTCTCTGTGGGGGAACTTCCGGCGTCGTCGTGGGTTACCGCGACGGATCGTCCGGGACGACGAACTCATCCCCTGGCACATCAAGGAGGAGCACCGCTGGCTGTACCCGCTGGCCATGCTCCGCATCGAGGCGCGCAACCGCGCCGGGGCCGGTCTCAGTGAGCTGGAGCAGTCGCGCCTGAAGAACTGGAAGGCGATGCTCGAAGAGGAGAACGCCGTCGTCCACTACGACCCCGACACCGAGGAGGGGTTCTTCTACGTCCCGCGTCAACCGGGCGACGACGACATCATCCACAAGCCGAAGCGGAAGACCACGCCCCGTCCGCGAGCCGACTGAGGGTAGGGTACCCTTCTCAACATCTTGTTGAACAATCAAGCAAGAGCCATCAAGCAAGACTGACAAGGTTGCACACTCAACGGCGCGTGTGATAGAACTGAGTTCGTCAGCGCACGTAACACACTAGGGGAGTACAGAGAGTGTCAACCTGTTCCGGGGACAGGCCGATCGACTACGAAGTCGACAGAGGTTCGATCGTCGTCCATCTGGACTACGAAGGGTTCAGCTTCCATGTCACGGCGAGCGAGGACTACTCGCCGGGGACGATGTGCGTGGTCCTGGACCACCAGCGAAGGCGCGGGCTCGTACCTGTGTACGAGCACGAGCCCGAGATGCTGGACGACGGCCGAGTGAGGATCTACCTGACTCCGCACATCCTGGACGCCGACGTTGCGGTCGCTGACGAAGACCTTGCCGACACGACACTGGAGGTGGCCTCAGCTTGACCCTCAACTTCATCGACATCCCGACCAAGCCCGTTCATCCGAACGAGTCCGTCCCCCGCGACGGACACGGCAAGCCGCTCGTCCTTCCAGAGGCGGGCGGCAAGCCGAAGGCCCTGGTCCGCACGACGACGTTCATCGACTGCATCGAGGACAAGAGCAGCCTGGTGGACTGGGGCAAGCGGATGGTCCTGGTGGGGGCGCAGAAGCGCCCTTCACTCCTGGACGCTGTGGCCGAGCTGGACCCCGACGACAGCGCGGACAAGAAGAAGCTGAACGCGCTGGCCGAGCGGGCGCTCGACATCTCGGGTGCCAACGACAAGCGGGAGAAGGGCACGCACCTTCACACCCTGTCGGAGTACGCAGACCGTGGTGACCCACTCCCCTTCGGCACGCCGCAGCGGGACGTGGAGGACATCATGGCCTACATGATGGCGACCGCTCCCCTGACGGTGTACTCCGTCGAGCAGTTCGTCGTCTGCTCCGAGCTGGGTGTGGGCGGCACGTTCGACCGCACCTACGGCTACGAGGGCCTGGACCCCAACGGCAAGCCGGTCTCGGGCCGCTTCATCGGCGACCTGAAGACGGGCTCCGTGGAGTACGGCGGCCTGAAGATGGCCATGCAGCTCGCGATCTACTCGCGGGCGAAGAAGTACGACCACACGCTGTTCCCCGCTCCGGACCGCGAGACGGACGAGAAGGGGTTCCAGAAGTGGAAGAAGACCGAGGTCTCCGCCGAGGAGGCTGCCCAGGCGTACACCGTGCCTGAGCCGGTCAACCAGGACTGGGGCATCATCGTCCACTTGCCTTCCGGGCAGGCGGTGTGTAACCTGTACTGGGTCGACCTCAACATCGGGTGGAAGGCAGCGCAGCTTGCACTGACTATCCGCGAGATGAGGTCGCTGTCGCGGAAGGCCATGCGGCCGTTCGTGACTCAGGTCACTCCCCCTGGAGTTGACTTCGGCTGAGTCAGTGTGTAACGTTGGCACAGCCGAACGGGGCAAGGACACGAACCCCGAACTGCGAAGGGTTGACACCGAGACCGACACCAGGTACGGTAGACACCGACACCGAACGAGAGGAGAACGAACACAGTGAGTGAACTCAGCGTGACGATCAAGTACGACAAGGGTCACGACTCGACCTGGGCGGTGTTCCGAGGAACGCCCGACGAGATCAGGTCTGACATCGCTTCGTACTTCGGCTTCCAGCGCGAAGCCATCGCCGAGCTGACACTCTCCGAGCTGGTGGTCCACGCGACCGACCTGGCGCACGGCAAGGGCAACGCGGCTCGCTTCCTTGGTGGAGTTGTGCTACCTTCGCAGAGCGCACCGGCTGAGACGCAGACGCAGAGCGCACCGGCCAGCAACGAGGACCCCTGGGCAGCGGCTTCCAGCCAGCAGGCCCCCAGTGCCTGGAGCAACACCGGCACCCAGACTTCGACCGAGCCCAAGGCGGACGACCCCAACGCCTGGATCTTGGGCGAGATCGAGAAGCAGACCACGGTCGACGGACTGAAGCGACTGTGGGCTTCCAACCAGAGCTTCTTCGCAGACGCGGGCGTGATGGCCGCGTGGAAGGCGAAGGGGAAGGCGCTCAGCGCCGCGTAGCACCAGCTACCCACCCAACATCACAGACACCGAGTACAGACTCACCAACAACCTGGAGGTAACACCCGTGGCTCTCAACTTCATCGACATCCCGCAGCAGGGCGGCGGCTGGTTCAAGCCGAAGGACAACGTCAACGCCGTGGCCATCCTTCTGGAGGTCCACTCCTTCGACCGGCAGCGCCCGACCCCGAACGGCCCGAAGGACTCCGTCCTCGCGGACGTGACCATCTTCTCCACGCAGGCGGACCTGGAGGCGGGCACCCCGTCGTCCATCGCCAAGGGCCAGAGGATCGAGCAGACCGTGCTCGCCCGTGACCTGGAGGCGATCGTCGGTGGCGCGACCATCGTGACCCTCGACCAGATCCCGGCCAAGAAGCCGGGTGCCTACCCCGCGTGGGTCTGGCGTCAGGCGGACAACGCGGCCAAGCAGAAGGTCGTGGCCTACGCGACCAAGCGCGAGGCCGAGGTCAACGCGGCGATGGACGCTGTGCCGGACTTCGACTGATCATCGTGTGCAACCTTCGCAGGGGGCAGTCCTTCGGGGCTGTCCCCTCGGGGCAGTGAGAGAGGAGGTCGCCATCGAGATCTTCGAGCGTCCCAGTTGGGACGAGTGGGCGCTGGCCATCGCCGAGGTGGTCGCGACCCGAGCAGACTGTACGAGGTCCCAGGTCGGGGCCGTCATCCTGAGCCGGACGCACCGCGTCCTGGCCGTTGGGTACAACGGGCTCCCCGCTGGGCTGCCTGGCTGTGCCACTGCGGGCAACTGCCCGCGAGGGCGTCTCTCCCGTGAGGAGTGCGCCCCGGACAGCAACTACGCGAACTGCCCTGCTGTCCACGCCGAGGCGAACGCGATCTTCCACGCCGACCCGGTCGAGCTTCCGGAGTCGACGCTGTACGTAACGCGCAAGCCCTGCCCTGCCTGCTCGACGTTGATCGAGTCGGCTGGCATCCGACGAGTTGTAGTTCGAGGAGAGGAGAACACCGAGTGCTCACCCCTGGAAGGTCTCTGGCGCTCCATGCAGAGTCGGGCCGCGAGCTTCCGCGTGTAGAGGCGTTCGAGGCCCTGTACCAGAAGGGCATCCGCCCCCGGCACGGCGAGGTCATCATGATCGCCGGTCGGTCTGGTACGCAGAAGTCGGGCTTCGCCCTCTTCTGGGTGGCGTCGATGAACCTGCCCACGCTGTACTTCTCCGCCGACATGAGCGCCTTCACGGCGTCCTCGCGCCTCGCCTCGATGGCGACTGGCGACACGACCGAGATGGTCGAGGCGGGCATGGCCGCTGGCGGCAAGCACCGGCAGGCGTACCTCGATGCACTGTCCGGCTCTCGCATCCAGTTCTCCTTCGGCTCCCCCATCACCTGGCGTGCCGTGGACGAGGAGCTGGAGGCGTACGTCGAGCTGTGGGACGCCTTCCCCGAGGTGATCGTGTTCGACAACCTGATGGACTTCGAGGGCGCGGAGTCGGACTACACCGAGCAGATGTCGGTGATGTCCAACGCGACCGAGCTGGCTCGCGCTACCGGCGCGACCGTGATCCTGCTGCACCACGCCAGCGACAAGAGCTGGGAGGCGAAGTCCGATCCGTGGGCTCCGCCGTCCCGAGACCAGGTCAAGGGCGGCCTGTCCGAGAAGCCTGAGCTGTCGCTCACGGTGGCTCTGGACCCGCACAGCCTGGAGTACAAGGTCGCCTGCGTGAAGCAGCGCATGGGGCCGTGTGACCCCACCGCGCGTTCGTACGCATCGCTTCGATGCAAGCCGGACGTGACCCGCTTCGAGAAGCTGGACGCAGCACTGCGTACGCCGCCGAAGCCCGCGACCAGTGAGGACTGGTCCCCCGACAAGGTGTTGCTGAACACCTGATCCGTGTGTTACCTTTGCAGAGCAGTCGGGGCCGCAAGGCCCCGCCTCTCAGATGGGAGTGTGCAACCTTGGCAAGCCCCGCGTACAACAAGCGCAAGGGTGCCGACTGGGAGATCTCGCTTCGGAACGAGTTCCGCGAGCTGGGCTTCGACATCGAGCGCCTGCACCTGAACGGTGCGGACGACGAGGGTGATCTGGTCATCCGGCTCGACGGCAAGTTCGTCGTCATCGAGGCGAAGAACGCGAAGCTCGAACCGTCGACCTTCATCAAGCAGATGGAGGACGAGACCGAGAACTTCCGCAGGAACAGGGGCCTGGACCCCGAGAAGGTGGAAGGGGTGGTCATCGTGAAGCGACGTGGACTGAGCTGGCGCAAGGCGCTGGTGCTCACGACCGTCGAGCGGCACTTCGGACTGGAGGCCCAGTCGTGATGCCGCAGGAGGAAGTGCTGGGGTTCGAGGCGTTCCTCGACCTGCTCGGAGATCCGGACTTCGACGCGATGCTCCTCTTCGAGTGGGAGGAGTTCTTCGGTGTCGACTTCTCGGACCTGGAGGAGTGGATGCTCCCGTGAGGTTCGCCGACATGAACGAGCGACGGCACAAGACGACGAGCGGTGACGACAACCTGAAGCCGACCCTGGAGTCCACGCTCCTCCACTACGGGGTCGACTTCAACCCGGAGCGCAGGACGGGGATGACCCGGTGCCCGCTCCATGAGGACAACACACCGTCGCTGTCCTACAACCTCGACAAGGAACTGTGGCGCTGCCACTCCTGCGGGCAGGGCGGCGACAGTTACACGATGATCATGAAGAAGGAGGGGACAGACTTCCGTGGAGCACGAACCGTTGGTGCCGCTCTCGACCTCACAGAGGGAAGCTCTGGAGGAGGCGACGAAGGCGTACGAGGGAGCAGTTACGGCGGACGCCGCTCGGTACCTGCTCGCAAGGGGACTGGATCGAACGGCGGCGGTTACCAACCGCGTTGGCGTCGTAGCTGATCCCTTCCCCGGCCATGAGAGGTTCCGTGGCTTCCTCTCGATCCCGTACCTGAGCAAGGACGGCTACCCCCTGTCGATGCGGTTCCGCTGCATCCAGGACCACAACCACCGGGACTTCGGTCACGGCAAGTACATGGGGATGAAGGACGAGCCCCCGCGCATGTTCAATGTGAGCGCGATCCACCAGGCTGACGACGAGATCGCCGTGGCCGAGGGTGAGTTCGACGCCATGGTCCTGAACATGATCGGGATGCCCGCAGTGGCCATCCCCGGAGCGACCGGCTGGCGCAGCCACTACCGCCGGATGCTCGCTGGCTTCAACCGCGTGTGGGTCTTCGGTGACCCGGACGACGCGGGAGCCGAGTTCACTGCGAAGGTCTGCCGCTCGCTGCGCTCCGCCAAGGGTGTGCGCCTGCGACACGGCGATGTGACCGACACGTACCTGAAGGGTGGGGCCGACGCGATCTGGTCCCTGATGACGAAGGAGGGCTCCGAGTGAGCGAGACGACCGAGACGACCGAGACCGTGACCACCCCGAAGAAGCGCGCCCCGCGCAAGGCCCCGGCCCCGAAGCCTCAGCCGACCGGCTACCAGTCCGAGCTGCTGGCCCTGATCGACCAGGTGAACGAGCAGGCGATCCGGGACATCCACGACCAGAACCGCAGGCACTACGCCATCCGCGCCGAGTCCTGGGCCAAGGTCGGCCCGAGCCTGTCCGGCTCGCTCATGACCCGCGTGTCCCACGCCCTGGCGCAGCACGACCCGGCCAAGCTCCGCGAGGCTCTGCTCGGTCTGGCCGCCGTGGCGCTGGCCAAGGTCGAGGAGATCGACGGGGTGGTGAAGTGAACGAGGAGATCACCGACGACCCGTTCACCGAGGTCAAGCGCGTCGCCTCCCTGCTCGGGGATCTGCGGCGAGAGCTGGTGAAGGAAGGGTTCTCCGAGGACCACGCCTTCCAGCTCTGCGAGACCGCGCTCATCCACGAAGTAGCGGGGCTGTGACCCCGGCACTCCCCGGCCGTCCCGGCGTGAAGCTGACCGCGATCTGGGAGGCGTTGACCCCGGCCGAGCGCCAGTTGTTCAAGCCGGTGCTCCTCGGGTCCGCCTCCGCCGAGTGGCTGGCAGACCTGCTCCGTTCCGAGGGACACGAAGTGTCCGCCTCGACCATCCGAACCTACCGCCGCGCTCTGCGCAGAGAGGGGGCAGTCAGTGTCTGAGCTTGCTGACAAGCTGCTCGCCAAGCCCGTTGCTCCTTCGGTGAAGAAGCTGAACCCGGAGAAGGACTTCACCCGGCAGATCGAGATCAAGGGCGACGAGGCGGACGTGACCGTCCGCTCCGAGTCCTTCGACTCCAACGAGTCCGAGGCGATCCGAGTCCTGGAGAACCAGGGCCTGGACCCGGCCGACTGGACCGTCACCGGCTTCCGCTCCTCGGAGTGGACCATGGCGAACGGAGACCTCGGGGTCAGCACCCGCTTCCAGTTCAAGCGGACGTGTGTTACTGTCGCAGCGCGGCCCCCGCTCGATGAGCTGCTGAACGCGATCGAGGCGTACAGCCCGCCCCAGCCCGAGACGCTGGTCGTCAACAAGGGCGGCGAGCACACCCTGATCATCGCCATCGGCGACATGCAGTTCGGCAAGATCGACGGGGACGGTGTCGAGGGAACGCTGAAGCGGACGATCGACTGCCTCAACAAGGCGGCCGACCTGCTCGGTGTGTACCGCCTTCGGTACAACATCACACACGTCCACATCGCCTGGCTCGGTGACCACATCGAGGGCTTCGTCTCCCAGGGAGGGGCCAACACCTGGCGCACACAGCTCACGCTGAACGAGCAGATCCGCCTGACCCGGCGCGTGATGCTCCACGCGATGCTCCTGTTCGCGCCGCTGGTGACGCGCCTGACGATGGCCGCTGTGCCCGGCAACCACGGCGAGGCCGTGAGGATCAACGGCAAGGGCGTGACGCGGTACGACGACTCGCACGACACCGAGTCCCTGATCGCGGTGAAGGACGCGGCCGACCTGAACCCCGAGCGGTTCGGTCATGTCGAGTTCTTCGTGCCGGACACGGACGAGCTGACCGTGGTGGTCGAGTGCTCGGGCACCGTCGTCGCTCACGCTCACGGCCACCAGTTCCGCCCCGGCAAGCACTTCGAGTGGTGGAAGGGGCAGGCGTTCAACCGCGAGTCCGCGATGCACCAGGCGGATCTCCTGCTGGCCGGACACCTGCACCACGAACACGTCGACACGGACGGCTACCGCACGTTCCTCCAGCCCCCGGCCATGGAGTCGGAGTCCACCTGGTGGAGGCACGCCAAGGGCACGGGCGGTGCGCCCGGCCTGATCGTCGCCGTGACCAAGGACGGCTTGACCGACCAGAAGGAGGTCGTCCGCTGAACAACCAACGAGAGGAGAACAACCCAGTGAAGTTCATCGAGATCGAGAACGACTACGAGAACGCGGAGCAGGCGCGAGCCGACTGGTCCCTGATCGAGCACCCGGACGTGGAGAAGGGTGCTCGGGCTGCGGCCTGGGCCTTCAGCCAGGACTACGCCGGGGTGGTCGAGTTCGAGGACATGCAGCAGGAGCTGCTGATCCTGTTCGCGACGACCGAGTCCCTTCGGGTCCGGGACCTGATCGACGTTGCTGACAACCCGGTCGGCATCCTGAAGACCCACGGGTACCGACTGCTGCGCAGCAAGTTCAAGGCGTCCGCGACGAACCTCCGCAGGCACAAGTCCTACGAGGGCGAGCAGGCGAAGTTCAACCCGGAGGTGGCGTAGTTGGGTGGGTACAACCGAGCACTGGTCGAGAAGCTGCTCCCCGCTGTGTGGGACGGGCACGCTGCCTACGGCCTGAAGAACGACCAGGCCGCTGACGCTGACATGCCGAAGGGCCAGACCGATCCGAAGACCGCGAACACTCTGTTCGCTCACCTCGCGGACATCAAGGCCGCGTGGCGCTGGGTTGAGCGGGGCAACATCCCGATCGAGGAAGCGCGGGCGCTCCTGCTCCGCTTCGGACTCGACCTCACCCAGGAGGAAGCGGCCGGACCCCTGGGCACCCACCAGCGCCAGGTGTCCCGGCTCATCGAGCGGGGCGTCGGTCGGGTGACCGCCTACCTGAACGGCGTCACCTACGTGGACGGCTACGACAACGACAACACCGAGGAGGTGGCGGCGTGAGCGAGACCGCGCCCGAGCAGGAAGTTCCGAGCGAAGAGTCGGCGGCCAAGGAACGCAAGCACCAGGTCATCAACACCCTGTACCAGCAAGCCGAGGAAGCCATCGCCTACCTCGACGCGGGCATCGACCAGAGCCTGGCCTACCTGGCGAAGGCAGCCCCGACGCCGGAAGAGAAGGATGCGCAGATCGCTGCGCTGTCCGACCTCGCCGCGTACAGCGCGGGCACGCTGAAGCGCCTGATCGTGGTGCTCGGCGAGATGACACGACGACCCGTGAACCTCGTGTAGAGTGTGCATGTGTCGCAGTGAGAGTGTCGCAGGCGGCAGTCCTTCGGGGCTGTCGCCTTGCGGCAGTGAGAGAGACATCAACTTCAAGGAGGAACAACTCAGTGACTGACGCCAACCAGGTTCCCTTCGGTCCCACCGGCCAGCTCGTCTACGAGCGCACCTACTCCCGCACGCTGGCCGATGGGTCCAAGGAGACCTGGCCGGACACTGTCCGTCGAGTCGCGAAGGGCAACCTCGCCCTGGTCTACGGCACCGACACGGACGCCTGGTCGCAGGAGGTGAAGGACGAGTACGACGAGCTGGTCAAGTACATGGACGAGTTCGCGATCATCCCGGCTGGCCGCCACCTGTGGGCCACGGGCGTGAAGGGTCGGCAGTACCTGTTCAACTGCCACGTCGCCCCGTGGGGCGAGAAGCTGTCGAGGCACTTCGAGTTCACCTTCATGCGCCTGATGGAGGGCGGCGGTGTCGGCGGCAACTACTCCTCCTCGTACCTGAAGGGGTACGGCGCACCGCGCCGGGAGCTGGACGTGCACATCGTCTGCGACTCGACCCACCCGGACTTCGAGGAGATGAAGTCCCTGGGCATCCTGTCCACCGAGTACGACTCGGACTGGGACGGGGCCTTCGAGGTCGAGGACTCCCGCGAGGGTTGGGCCGCTGCGATGGTCGACCTGATCGACACGTTCATGACGGACTCCGAGGTGAAGCACCGGCAGCGCGTCTACGACGTGAGCCGTGTCCGCGCCAAGGGTGCCCGGCTGAAGACGTTCGGCGGCACGGCCAGTGGCCCGGCCCCGTTCGGTCGGATGATGCAGGAGATCGGCCGCATCCTGAGCAAGGCAGCGCGCGAGGTCGGCGAGTGGGCAGTCGTTCCGCACGTCACCCCGACCGAGGCCATGGAGATCGACCACGCCATCGCGGAGTGCGTCGTCTCCGGTGGTGTCCGGCGCTCGGCTCGCATGGCCATCGTGAAGTGGGACGACCCCTTCATCGAGGACTTCCTCGCGTGCAAGCACGACGGCTCGAAGCACTGGACGACGAACATCTCGGTCGAGATCGACTACCGGTTCATCGAGGCGCTGAACAACCCCGAGCATGAGGTGCACGCCGAGGCCGTCGAGGTCCACCGCAAGGTGGTCGAGGGGATGCTGCTCAACGGTGAGCCGGGGTACTGGAACTCCAGCTACTCCAACGAGGGCGAGGTCGGCACGGTCATCGCGACCAACCCCTGTGGCGAGATCGCCCTGGAGCCGACCGAGAACTGCAACCTCGGTCATGTGAACCTGGACTACTTCGCTCCGCAGGTTCGGGGTGGATGGATCGACCTGGTTCCCCTGCGTCGGGCTCACCAGCTCATGACCCGCTTCCTGATCCGAGCCACCTACGGCGACGTGACGGACGCGGAGCAGGCGGCCAAGCTCGCGGCCAACCGGCGCATCGGCGTCGGCCACCTGGGCGTGCAGGGCTTTCTCGCGAAGCAGGGCATCCGCTACTCGTCGGCCCCGTACAACGAGAACTTCCGGGCTCGACTCCGGGACATGTACGACACGGTCCGTGAGGAGGCTCGGGAGTACGCCTTCCAGCTCCGCATCCCGGAGCCCGTGAAGGTGACGACCGTCGCCCCGACCGGCTCGATCGCGAAGCTGCCTGGCGTGAGCGAGGGCATCCACCCGATCTACGCCCGGACGTTCCTGCGTCGAGTCCGCTTCTCCATGCCGGACCCGGCACAGGCGAAGACGGTGCAGGATGCGGTGAACGCTGGTCACCTGGTCGAGCAGTGCATCTACGACCAGTCCGGCAACACCATGGTCGTGGCCTACCCGACCAAGGAGAAGCTGGTCGCCGAGGTCGAGGACATGGGCTTCGATCCCGCGATCGTGGAGTCGGCCGACGAGATCCCGCTCGACGCGATGCTCGCCTTCCAGGCGATGTACCAGAGCGAGTACGCCGACAACGCGGTGAGCTTCACGGTGAACTTCCCCGAGGGCAAGTACACGGTCACGGTGGCCGCCGACATCATCCGGGGCTGGCTGCCCGAGCTGAAGGGCACGACCCTGATGCCGGACGGCACGCGAGCCCAGGCTCCGTACGAGCGGATGACCGCTGAGCAGTTCGCTCAGTACGAGGTGGTGTCCGTCGAGGACAGCACGGACGAGAACTGCGCCAACGGTGCCTGCCCCGTCCGGTAACTGAAGAGACAAGAGCCCCCATCGCTTCGGCGGTGGGGGCCTTCTCGCGTTGTGGCGACGGAGCTACACCCAGTTCACCGAGCTGGTGATGACGGCCTTCCGACGAGGGGGTGGCAGGGGTCGTGACTCCACTGCGAGAGTCGGCTGAGGGGCTGCACGCGGCGGCACGAGCGAGGCCAGGAACGCCTCTCGCTGGTCCTCTGGGAGGGCCATGACCATCTCGGCCACGCGCTCCACCGCTCCCCCGCTCATGCGCGTTCTCGCAGGTCAGCAGGCTTTTTGACCGTGAGCGGGAGCATCTTCCCGCCAGCCGGTGCCAGTTGTGGCCATGTGTCCATCTGGGGGCAGATGGAAACGCAGTCACAACCGGTGTACTGTCCTCACCGTGAGTGACCGAGCGAGTACCTACGACATCGAGGCGGAGTGGAGTCCGGCCGACCTCGCCCTACTTCGGAGCTTGGAAGAGGCGGAGACCCTGCTTCCCCCGGACGCTCCGCGCGCCCTGCTCTCGGTGCGCCTGTCCGTCTTCACCGAGGACACGACCTCGCCGGTCCGGCAGGAGCTTGACCTACGCCAGCTCGCCCGCGACAAGGGGATGCGCGTCGTCGGCGTGGCCAGTGATCTGAACGTCTCGGCTACCAAGGTGCCTCCCTGGAAGCGCAAGGAGCTGGGCGACTGGCTGGGCAACAAGACGCCCCAGTTCGACGCGCTCCTCTTCTGGAAGATCGACCGCTTCATCCGGAACATGGGCGACCTCAGCCGGATGATCGAGTGGGCCAACCGGTACGAGAAGAACCTGATCTCGAAGAACGACCCGATCGACCTGAAGACGCCCATCGGCAAGATGATGACGACCCTCCTCGGAGGTGTCGCCGAGATCGAGTCGGCCAACACGAAGGCGCGAGTCGAGTCCCTGTGGGACTACGCCAAGACCCAGAGTGACTGGCTCGTCGGCAAGCCCGCGTACGGCTACGTGACGCAGCGGGACGAGTCCGGGAAGGTGAGCCTGGCCGTCGACCCGAAAGCCCGCGAGGCGCTGCACCTGGCCCGCGAGCTGGTGCTCGGAGGGATGGCGGCTCGGTCCGTCGCGGAGGAGCTGAAGAAGCGCGAGATGGTGACGCCCGGCCTGACGGCCGCCACCCTGCTGCGTCGGATGCGGAACCCTGCCCTCATGGGCTACCGGGTGGAGGAGGACAAGCGGGGTGGGCTGCGGCGCTCGAAGCTGGTCCTCGGGCACGACGGCAAGCCGATCCGTGTCGCTGATCCGGTCTTCACCGAGGAGGAGTTCGAGACCCTTCAGGCCGTCCTCGACTCGCGCGGGAAGAACCAGCCGCCTCGCCAGCCGAGTGGCGCGACGAAGTTCCTGGGCGTCCTGAAGTGCGTCGACTGCCGGTCGAACATGATCGTCCACTTCACCCGGAACAAGCACGGCGAGTACGCCTACCTCCGGTGCCAGAAGTGCAAGAGCGGAGGGCTCGGCGCACCGCACCCGCAGGAGGTGTACGACGCCCTGGTCGAGCAGGTGCTCGCGGTCCTCGGTGACTTCCCTGTGGAGCGGCGCGAGTACGCCCGAGGCGAGGAGGCACGGGCAGAGGTGAAGCGACTGGAGGAGTCGATCGCCTACTACATGCAGGGGCTGGAGCCTGGCGGTCGGTACACGAAGACGCGGTTCACTCGGGAGAACGCCGAGCGGGCGCTCGACAAGCTGATCGCCGAGCTGGAGGCCGTCGACCCGGAGACGACCGAGGACCGGTGGATCTACGAGCCGATCGGCAAGACGTTCCGCCAGCACTGGGAGGAGGGCGGCATGGAGGCGATGGCTCTGGACCTGATCCGGGCGGGCATCACCTGCGACGTGACGCGCACGAAGGTCCCCCGAGTCCGGGCACCCCAGGTCGAGCTGGACCTGGACATCCCCAGCGATGTGCGTGAGCGCCTGGTCATGCGGCGCGACGACTTCGCCGAGGCGTTCTGAGACACAACGCAAAAAGCCCCCGTCCTCGAAGTGAGGCGGGGGCTTTTCGTTGTTGGGTTACAGCAGCTCGGGGTCGTAGGGGATGCGGTTGCCGTCCTGGTCGATGATCCAGACGCGAACGGTGATCACGGGGCGACGCGACCGTGACGCTGGAACGCACCCCAGGTGAGGGGCATGTCCTGGTGGAAGAAGTCCTCCATCTTCTCGGCGACCATCTCGATCTCCCGCTGAGGGAAGGAGGGGAAGGTCGACTCCGAGTCGGTCGTTCGCAGCGAGAGGAAGTGCATCAGGCTGCGCGCGTTGCAGGTGGCGTAGAACGAGGTGAAGATGCCCACCGGCAGGATGCTGCGGGCCACCTCCTTGGCGATGCCGTGCAGGAGCAGGGCTTCGTACTCGCCGTACAGGTCGGCGTACACGCCCTCGAAAACGTACGGGACGAGGTCCTTCTGGAAGCTGGTGCCCGGCTCGAAGGTGTAGGCACCGGGCTTGCCGACCTGGACCAGGTTGCGGTCAGGGCCGGGCACGTAGAACGTGGGCTGGAGCTGCTTGTACCGGCCGCTCTCCTCGTTGTAGCTCCAGCCAGCGCGGTGGCGGAAGAACTCGCGGGCCACGAAGACCGGGGCCTCGATGTAGAAGGTGAAGCTGTTGTGCTCGAACGGCGAGCCGTGCCTGTCCCGCATGAGGAAGTTGATCAGGCCCTCGTCCTTGGCGAGGTCGACGGTCTTGTCGTGCGATCCGCCGATGGTGCTGACCCGCGCGGCCATGGCCACGTCGGAGTCCCTGGCGCTGGACTTGACCAGCGACACTGTCACATCGCTGCGGAACTGGATCTCGGTGGTCACTGGTTGGTGGTCTCCTCTTCGGTGGTGCGGAGCTGACGCTCATGGACGATCTCGGTGCCCTGCCAGGCGAACTCCTCCAGCTTGGCGAGCATCCGCCAGGCGTACTGGCTCTTGCCGAGGCCGGTGCGGTAGATGACCGAGGGGGCTCGGTCCTTCAGCAGGTGGATGAGGCGGAACGGGATGATGTTCTCGGGCTTCACCTCGGGGAAGAGGCGGGCCTGGTGGTAGCCGTAGACGATGGCAACGGGCTCGGTGTTCTGCGACACTCTCACATCTCCTCATCGGTGAAGGGGTCGTACAGGAAGGCTTCGGCGTCTCCGACGCCCTGGTCGAACAGCTCGGCCAGACGCTCATCTCGGGTGGCTCGGTCGTAGCTGACAACCGAGACCCGAGTCTGGCGGGTGTCGGGGTCGGTCCAGCGGACCCGCCAGAACTCGATGGTCGTACGGATGGTGCGCCTCCTCTCAGGCGGACTGTGCGAACTGCTGAAGCTCGGCGTCGAGCGCCGGGCTCCGGGTCACCTGGTACTTGCTGACCCGCATGTACTGGCTGACGCCAGTCCCGACGAGACGGAGGATGACCTCGGTCTCGCCAGGGTGCCGGTCGAGGATCTTCGCCAGGACCGGCGCGGTCTTGTCGTTGAGGCCGGTTACCGGCAGCTCGATGACGACAGGACCATCTTGCACAACTTCGAGGTTCTGCGCAACTTCCACACCCATGCCGATGAGCTGAGGCGAGCCGTCGCGGTACTCCAGGCGGCCTCGCACGAAGACGATGGCGTCCTGGACCAGCACGTCCTTCACGTCCCCGTAGGAGCCCGCGAAGAAGGCGCACTCGACCGATCCGGTCTGGTCCTCCAGCTCGGCGACGGCCCACTTCTGGCCGCGCTTGTTGGTCTTGATCTCGACGGACGCAACCAGGCAGCCGATGCGAACGGTCATGCCCTCTTGCGCGTGGTCGCCCAGGACATCGGCGACCGAGTGCGTAGCTTGCGCTCGAAGCGATGCCTCGACCCCGGCCAGCGGGTGGTCGGAGACGTACAGGCCCAGCATCTCCCGCTCGATGGAGAGAAGCGGACCCTTCGCCCAGTCCTCCCCCACCGGCACAGCGATGGGCTCGCTGCCCTTGGGGATGAACAGGCCCGGCTGCCCGAGCCGGTCGGCGTTGTCGGCCAGGGCTTCGTGCTGCTCGGCCAGACCCTTGCGGGTTGCCCCGGTCGAGTCGAACGCACCGGCCTTGATCAAGGACTCGATGGCGCGCTTGCTCACGGTGGCCTGAGTCGCTGCCTTCAAGAAGTCCGGCAGGGAGGTGAACTTCCCCCAGGCTTCCCGCAGTTCGGCGATCTCGGCGACCATGCCCTCGCCCACGTTCTTCACGGCGGTCAGTCCGAAGCGGATCTCGCTCTCCCCGTTCGGGGTGAAGGAGCTGTTCGAGACCGACACGTCGGGCGGCAGGACCCGCAGGCCCATGCGCCGCGCCTCGCCGAGGTACGTGGCCATCTTGTTCTTGTCGTCGCCCACCGAGGTGAGCACGGCCGCCATGTACTCGGCCGGGTAGTGCGTCTTCAGGTACGCCGTGCGGTAGGCGATGAGCCCGTACGCCGCAGAGTGCGCCTTGTTGAAGGCGTACCCGGCGAAGGGTACGAGCACGTCCCACACCGCCTGGATGGCGCTGTCCGAGTAGCCTCGCTCGCGCGCTCCCTTCTGGAAGTTCACGAACTCCTTGGCCAGAACCTCGGGCTTCTTCTTGCCCATGGCCCGACGCAGCAGGTCGGCCTGGCCCAGGCTGTAGCCAGCGAGGATCTGCGCCGCCTTCTGCACCTGCTCCTGGTAGATGATGAGCCCGTACGTCGGGTCCAGGATCTCCCGCAGGGGCTCCTCCACCTCGGGGTGAATCGGCGAGATCGCCTGCTGTCCATTCTTCCGGAGGGCATAGTTCGTGTGTGAGCCAACGCCCATCGGACCCGGACGGTACAGCGCGACGACGGCCGAGATGTCCTCGAAGTTGTCGGGCTTCAGCAGGCGGAGCAGGGAGCGCATCGCACCGCCGTCGAGCTGGAACACCGAGAGCGTGTCACCCTTGGCCAGCAGCTCGTAGGTCGGGGCGTCGTCCAGCGGGATGTTCTCCAGGTCGACGTGCTCCCCACGGTTACGACGGATGTTCTCGACGGCGTCGCCCATGATCGTGAGGTTCCGCAGGCCGAGGAAGTCCATCTTGACCGCGCCCATGCTCTCGCACTGGGGGTAGTCCCACTGCGTGACGGTGACGCCGTCCGCAGGACGGACCCACACCGGAAGGTGATCGACCAGGGGCTCGTTGGACATGATCACACCGGCCGCGTGCACGCCCATCTGGCGAACCAGACCTTCGAGCCCGAGCGCAGTGTCGATCACCTCCTTCGAGTCCTTGTCGTTCTCGTACAGGCCCCGGATCTCGCCCGCCTCGTCGTAGCGCGGGTGCTCCGGGTTGAAGATCCCCTCCAGGGGCATCGACGCGCCCATCACATCGGCCGGGTACGCCTTGGTCAGCTTCTCGCCGACCTGGAAGGGCTTGTCCAGCACGCGGGCCGCGTCCTTCATCGCGTTGCGCGCCTTGATCCGGCCGAAGGTCCCGATCTGTGCGACCTTGTCGGCCCCGTACTTCTCGGTGACGTACCGGATGACCTCGCCGCGACGCCGGTCATCGAAGTCGATGTCAACGTCGGGCATGGACACGCGCTCGGGGTTCAGGAACCGCTCGAAGATGAGCCCGTGCTCCAGTGGATCGAGGTCGGTGATCCCGAGGCAGTAGGCGACCAGCGAACCGGCTGCCGAGCCTCGCCCAGGACCGACCCACACGCCGTTCTCCTTGGCCCAGCCGATGAAGTCGGCGACGACCAGGAAGTAGGACGGGAAGCCCATCTGGATGATCATGTCGATCTCGTACTGGAGCTGCTTGCCGTGCTCGTAGTCGGTCCCGTTCGGGAACCGTCGAGCTGCCCCACGGTGGACCTCGTCCTCGAACCAGGTCACCTCCGTGTGCCCCTCGGGCACCGGGAAGCGAGGCATGAGGTCGGTGTGCTCGAACATGCCCGTCGTGTCGACACGCTCGGCGATCTCCAGCGTGGTCCGCATCCCCCACTCCCAGATGGGAGAGGAGTCGATGGCCGCCATCTCGGCGGCCGTCTTGATGTAGTACCCGGAGCCCTCGAACCGGAAGCGGTTCGGGTTGTCGAGCGTGGTGCCGGTCTGGACGCAGAGTAGGGCATCGTGCGCCTTGCTCTCGTCGGCCGTGACGTAGTGGCTGTCGTTGGTGACCACCGGGGTGAGCGCGAGGTGCTTGCCCAGCCGGTAGAGGTCGTCGCGGACGCGCCGCTCGATCTCCAGGCCGTGGTCCATGATCTCCAGGAAGTACCGGTCACGACCGAACACCTCCAGGTACCGGCCAGCCTCCGCAACGGCCTGGTCGTACTGCCCGAGGTTGAGCCGGGTCATGATCGCACCGCCAGGGCAGCCCGTGGTGACGATCAGGCCCTCGTTGTGCTCGGCGACGAGGTCGAAGTCCATGCGCGGGTACTTCCCGAGCAGGCCCTCTTGGTACGACCGAGAGCTGAGCTTCATGAGGTTGTGCAGGCCGGTCTTGTTCTCGGCGAGGATCGTGAGGTGGGTGTACGCACCGCGACCGCTCACGTCGTAACGCTTCTGGTCCTCGGTGCCCCACTGCACCCGCTCCTGATCGAAGCGCGAGCCCGGAGCCATGTACGCCTCGATGCCGATGATCGGCTTGACCCCAGCGGCCGTAGCTGTGGTGAAGAAGTCGTGCGCACCGTGCAGGTTGCCGTGGTCGGTGACGGCGACTGCCGGGGAGCCCTGGCGGGCGACCTCGGCGACCATCTGCTTCATCCGAGCGGCCCCGTCGAGGAGGCTGTACTCGGAGTGGTTGTGGAGGTGAACGAACTCGGTCACGCCGCGTTCCGCAGCTCGTAGGACTGCCTGGACTCACTGGTCAGGTGGAAGAGGCCGCTCTCCTCGCACTCGTAGTACCTGGACTCGGTCTTGATGCCGCGCCCGGTGCCTCGGGCCTCCATGACCCTCTGCCTCTTGGCCTTGGCCCTGCCGAGTGCCTTCTCGGCCTCGCGCTCGGAGAAGAACGACCTCTTCACGCCGCAAGGGCAGTTGGTGTAGCGAACAGTCTTCATCGGTGGGTCCTCCACTACTTCCGGTACGTGCTGCACTCGCAGCCGTCGACCATGCAGGCACCCCGACTGGTGCCCGCCATGCTGTGGGCGAAGGGCGCGTGTCCACACCCCTCGACCAGGCAGAAGGGCGTCCAGCCCTTCTTCCCGTCCTGGTTCGCGATCAGAACCTCGGGACTGGCCAGCTTCACGACGTGAGCCGTGCCCCCAACCCCTCCCAGACGCTCCCCGAACTTCGCAGCGTCCCCCTCGGTCCCGAAGGGGCCGAAGTTCAAGCCAGCCGTGCCGTCCTGCCATGTGTGGGCCAGCGCGTAGCCGTCCCGCATCGCCAGGATCTGCGCGACCTCCTTGATCAGCGCCTTGGCCATGTCCTTCGGTCCGTCGAACTCACCGGACTCCAGGATCTCGACCACCGCGTTGACCTCTTGTGCTCGCGGAGTGATCCGCATCTCTTGCTCCCTTCGCTCGGGTCAGTGGGCGGGAGGGGCCTTGCACCCCTCCGTCCGCTCGTTCAGTCCGCCCTGTCACACGTTCACACCTTCGGCGTAGCCACCACGGTCACGCCGTACCTTCTGGCCAGGACGTAGGTGTTCAGACCCCACGTCGTGCCGATCGGCTTGTGCGGGTCGATCCAGTTGCCGTCCTGCTTGAAGCGGAGCGTCCGCTGCGGGTCGAGGCCCTGGATCAGCGTGCCGTTGGGCAGGGAGTCCAGGTCGCTCAACGTGGTGACCTCGACGGTGTCGATCTCCACCGGCAGGGTGAAGAACCACTCGTCCTGGCCGGAACCGAAGCCGGGCACGACCCAGTCTCCGTTCGACAGCTTCTCGCCCGAGTCGCCGTCAGCGTCGATGATCTTCGAGCCGACAGGCAGGTTCGCGATCTCCTCGCGATCGTTGATGATCCGTGTCACTGTGTGGCTCCCTCTCAGTTCGCGTTCGTCGTGGACCAGGTTACACACCCGAGCGCAGGCAGCGCAAGCTGCACAGCGAGCACGAAGGCGTGCATGTCCTCGATCGAGCCGTCGTTGACGTAGGTGTGGTCGAAGGGGTACCCATCGAGCGCGGTGTCGCTCTCATGGGGCTGTCCGAGGATGTCCCGCGAGGGACCGACACCCGGCCGCTCGATGCGGATCAGCAGTCCCCCTCGGGAACGGATTGCCTCCGCCTCGTTGCGGTAGCGGACATCCGGGATGACCAGGGCGTCGCGCTCGGGGTCGAAGCGGTTCAGGACGGCGTCGACCCACACGTTCACGCCCAGGATCTCGCGGGCGGTGTTGCCGGTCTCGACCAGCACGTCCCGGACCTCCGGGAACATGCGCTTGGCCTGCTCCCAGCCCAGGTCATCGACCAGGCGGGCCAGCCGGACCGGAGGGACATCGGGGTACGTCCTGACCAGCGGGTTCTGTCGGTAGGCGAAGTCTCGCAGCCTGTCGGCGAAGGCGAGGCGTCTCCAGCCTCCGTTGGTCAGGGCGCGGGCCGCCTCGTCCTTGCCGCTTCCGGCGTAGCCGCCGATCCCGACCAGCAGGGGCTTCACTCGTTCTCCTCGGGGTACTCGGGGAAGATCAGGTGGGCGGCCTCCTCGAAGCCAGCCTCCTTCAGCAGCTCAGCGGCGTCGCGCTGCGCAGCTCGGACGATGTCCATGAGCGAGGAGTGCAGCTCCTCGTACTCCTGGCCGTACTTGTCGTAGGTCATCTCGGCCATCGCGCACTCGGTGGTGGGTGCCCAGCGGACACCCCACTCGCCGTACTCCCAGCCGCTTCCGGCTCGACTCACTTCGGGTCCTCCGTGTCGGGGTCGAGCAGGTCGGCCGCGTAGGCGAGGCCGGTGCCGGTGTAGAAGTGGCGGCCCCACACGTCTTCGAGCTTGTGCTCGCGCAGCCTCTTGGCCCAGACGCGCCGGACCTCGTCCGCCTCCAGGCTCTCGAAGATCCATCGCTCTCGCGCCTGCCTCTCGATCCAGTCGACCGACTCGGCCAGCAGGTCCCAGGCGTACTCGCGGGTCTCGCGAGGGACCATCGCGGCCAGCTCTAGCACCGCCTGCGCGAACTCCCTCTGGCTGGTCACCTTCTGTGCCACCCGGCGTCTCCTCTCTCTCGATCCGGTGTTGCTGAGTGGGTGCCCCGGACTCGAACCGGGGCGTGTGCCGCTCACCCTGTGCCTGTCATCAGGCGTTCTGGCGGAGGACGTTGCCGTACTCGTCCACCGTGAGGATCACGCGCGTCTCCTTGTTCATCAGGTAGACGGCCAGCCAGGCGAACGACCAGAGGCCGAACGTGATCAGCGTCAGGATCAGGTGGAGGACGTGGTTCGTCGGCTTGCCCTTCGCCATGATGGCGGTCTCGTCCGTCTGGGACTCGACGCGGAAGCCCTTCACCACTTCGCGCTGCACAGCCTGGGACAGGTTGCGCTTGCGCGTCTCGGCGGTGATCTCGGTCATGTGTTGTTTGCTCCTTCTCTCGTGTCGGTTGACTGCCGATCGGCAGCACACCGCCCAGGTGCGAGACCTGGACGATGCTCCGCTGTCGGATGTCAGATCAGGAGGCGTCCTCGAACTCCTCGCGAGCGGCCTCGTAGCCCTCCGAGTAGCCCTCTTCCTTGCCGTCGTCGTAGCCCTCGTCGTACCGGTCGCCCTCGTAGAGGCCGTTGTCGTAGCCGTCCTGGTACCCGGCGTCCTCGCCCTCGGAGTAGCCCTCCGAGTGACCGTCGTCGTACGCCTCGCTCAGCGCGGCCTCGATGGTGGCGTCCAGCTCCTCCTCCAGGCCCTTCGGCAGGAGGTTCGTGTCGAAGAGGCGCTTGACGATGTCGAGGATGGTCTCGGTGGTGGTGTTCAGGTTGCTCACGGTTCTGATCTCCTCTGTTCGGGGGTACTTGGTGTCGTCGTTGCGTTGTGAAGGTAGCACACCTGCGGCACAGTGTGCAAGTTGGTTCAGCCGTTCAGGACCTTGGTGTCGAAGCCGTAGCCCTGGATCCTGCCGTCCGCGAAGTGGACGTACGCCTCGGGGTCATCCCCCATCCACTTGTAGCTGAAGTCGTAGTCCTGGACCGGGGTGCCGTAGATGCTCGGCACCGCGTCTCCTCGGTCGTCGTTCCACTGCTCGTACCAGCGGCTCCCGCAGCACTCGCAGTCGCCGTCTCCGTCGAAGTACAGGCCGATCCGCTCGGCCCGGTAGTTCGCGTGCTCGGCGTCGTCCGCCTCGATGATGACGTGGTGGGTGATCCCCGCCTCCGCGTCGAAGGCGAACGATCCACCGGAGTTGTTCTGGTTGTACTCGAAGAAGGGCACTGTCACTGTCCTCTCAGTCGCGGCACCAGTTGCCGCAGTGGGTGCCTGGGGCTCGAACCCAGGTGCCTGCCGGTCACCCTTGCCGCATCACGCGGCGAGCAGTTCCTCGCCTGTGTAGAAGGGCGAGCCGTCCGCGAAGGTGGCCTCCAGGTGGGAGACGCGGACGCAGAGCTTGTGCTTGCAGGTCTGGCGGATCTGGATGCCCTCGGGGATCTCACCGAAGGCGATGATCCAGGCGACTCGATGGGCTCCGATCACCCGACCCTCGAAGCGGAGCTGACCGGCCCCGGTTCCCTTCTGCTGCCCACCGTCCCAGATCCAGCAGTTCGGACCCTTGATCACTCGGGAGAAGAACTTCTCCTCCTCGGTGCTGCCCGTCAGGCGCTTGGCCTCCGCCGTCTCGGTGCGGCTGGTGTAGTTGCGGATGGGGATGTCCTTGCCGACGTGCCCCCACCTGATCAGTCGGTCCCGGTGGGTGGTGCAGATGGACCCGGCCACGGCGACCTCGTTCTTGCAGGCGATGCCCTTGCTGCTCGTAACGCTGCACTTCACTTGCGGTTCTCCTCTCGAAGGAGGGCGCGGACTGCGCCCAGTGGGTGCCGAGGGCTCGAACCTCGGTGCCTGCCGGTCACCCTGTGCGAAGGTGTCACACTCAGGGGTAGTCGAGGACTTCGCCGTCCTCCGAGATCCACCCCTCGCTGATCAGGTACCGCGCGGTCCGCCCGTAGTGACCCTGGAGGCTCCAGGCCATCCCGGTCTTGATCAGCTTCGCGAACAGGTCCAGCGTCTCTTCGTCGTTCAGGTTGTCCGACTCGTAGTCGATCAGCTCGACCACCAGCTCACCCATGCGGCTCATGATCAGTTCTCCTCAGCGTTGTCGATGATCTCCTCGGCCAAGACCGAGGCCAGTCGCCAGGCGACGTGGTAGAGGGCGATCCCCGCGATCTTGCTCAGGTCGTCGCCGTTCAGGTCGTGCGGCTCCAGGTCCTCGCGGTAGGCACCCAGGTCCACGAACTCCTGCCAGACCTGGTGCGTGTAGATGCTCGGCGCACCGTCCGCGACCTCTCCGATCGCGTCCCCGTCTCGGAAGTCCTCGGCGGCCTCGACCAGGGTCAGACCGTCGTTCTCGACCGCCCACTCGATGCGCTCGATGGTGGCGTCCCGCACGCTGGTCAGGAACTGGGCACCCGCGCTGGTGTGGCTGTCCGGGTCCAGCGTCTCGGCGTCTCCCGCCAGGGAGAACGCGCCGCGCTGCTTGATCTCTTCGATGATGTTCATGCTGTGTCTCCTCTCGGGAGGGCACCGTGTGTGCCCAGTGGGAGCCAGGGACTCGAACCCCGGTGTCTGCCGGTCTCCCTTGCGCTACTGCGAAGGTAGCACATTGTGTGCAAGCTTATCAAGCCCGGTAGATGCCCAGGCACCAGCTCGCGATCGGTTCCAGGAACACACCCTCGGGGAAGTCCTCGGGATGCGTGAACTGGCGCTCTGCGACCTCGTAGGTCCAGTCCCAGCCCTCCAGGGCGATGCTCCAGGACCCTTCGGGCAGACCCTCATGGTCGGCGTCGTACAGGGCGAACCAGGCCGCGTCGAGCGGGTACAGCTCCTTCAGCTTGGCCAGCACCTGCTCGGCCGTCTCTCGGGTGATCATCCGTACCGCACCTCCCCGAGGGCAGCGACCTGGACGATGATGTCCGCCGTACCCGCGTCGATGTAGCCGGTGTCGATGCCGTAGCGGTCCGTCCGGTCTCGCCAGGAGTCCAGGATGTACCCGTGGTACTCGCGGTTCACGTACCGCTGGTCCAGGTCCAGGAGTCGGGCGTACGCGCCTCGGATCTGGTCCTTCGAGAGGTAGTGCACCGCCTCGACCTCGCGGTCTCCCCCGAGCCAGGTGTCGTGCTCACCCTCCACGATCGTGTAGTCCTTGCCCTCGGGAAGGGCCTCGAACTCCTCCGCACTCGGTTCGATCGCCCAGTAGGTGATCCCGCCGTAGCTCGCGGTGTCGATGATGTCCTGGACGTTCTCGTCCGTCAGGGTGTTCGCGATCTTCTCGTAGTCCACGATCTTGATCCTCTCGGGTGATCAGGCAGCGACCGGCTGCGTCTCGGACTGCTTGACCGTGCGGATCTGCTTGCGACGCAGCGTCTCGGCCTTGTCCTTGCGCTTCGAGTCACGGCGGTTGCGGCGGTCGAAGTCGTCACGGATCTTGCGCATGATGGTGTGTCCTCCTCGGACTCTCAGGTCAGGCACTCCTCCGGTGCCCAGTGGGTGCCAGGGACTCGAACCCTGGGGTGTGCCGCTCACCCTTGCCGCGTCAGGCCGCGACGATGATCACGATGTCGAGTTCGAGCTGGTCGGGGTTGTACCCGAGCACGTTCCAGCGGTAGACCTCAGTCGCCCGCTCCAGGAAGTAGGCGTCCCGGTACTCCGCGTAGATCTCGGCGACGCTCTCCCAGCTCACCTCAGCGTTCGCCTCGTACCCGAACAGGTCGGACAGGGCGGACTCACTGAAGATCCGGTTCTCGATCTCCGTCTCGTCCTCGACAGAGTCGTCCTCGTACTCGCGCTGCGCCTGCTCCAGCGCCTCCTTGCAGTTCTCCTCGAAGCGGACCCACTCACGCTCGGAGAAGTCGGACTCATCCACGATGGGGTAGTCCTTCAGGGCCTCCTGGATCTCCACCGCCTCGATGAACGCTGCGGTGAACTCTCGGGGCAGGTCCTCCAGCTCCACACCCAGCAGCTCACCGATGGGGCTGTAGAGCAGGGGCAGGGCGTGGTCTCGGCAGAAGTGACCCTCGCCACTCGTCCGGGTGTAGGAAGCCACCTCCGTGGCCTCCTCCTCGCACCCGATCGTGTCGCACTCGGGACGGGTCTCGTACACCTGCACCCAGACCTGGGACAGGCTCCCGACCAGCCAGTGACCGGCCGAACCCTCGAAGACGTGCTCGGGGTCCGTCGCGGCACCCTCGATCAGGGACTTCGCCGAGTGGTAGTTGGACTCCTCCAGGATGTCGTCACCCCGGTCTGCCCACCCGATCACGGGGACGTGCGTCTCGTAGCACCGCGAGTCCCAGAAGGCAGCGTCACTCGGACGCTCCAGGGCGTTGTCGGCGTACTCCTGCACGGTGTCGATGTCGACGTTCATGGATCTCTCCTCAGTCAGGCTCCACCCTTGCGGGGAGCCGAGTGCGCGCCAGGGACTCGAACCCTGGTGTCTGCCGGTCGCGCTGCTACACTCTCACACTGTGTGCATGTGTGTCAAGAAGTCTCGCGGAAGCCGTCGAAGCAGTGGATGTACGAGGTGTCGCCAACCTTGGCGTAGCAGAGTCGGTGACCCCACACCACACCCCAGTAGTCCCAGCCTGCCTTCTTCTTGGCCAGGACGAACGCCTTCCGCTTGATCGGATCGTTCAGCTTCGGGTTCAGGTAGGTCACCTTCCCGTTGCGGTCGACCCAGTACGAGTGCCCTTCGCCGTTGCCCTGCTGGGCAGCGTCCCAGTAGCAGTTCTTCGACTCAGAGTCGTCATCGGGGCACGGCTTCGTCGGGAGCTGCGGGGCAGACACGACGACCTTGGGCTTGACAGGCTGCGGAGCAGCCGCGCTCTCGTTCGAGTCGACCACTGCACCAGCCAGGGCAGCGATCAGGAACCCGACTCCGAGACGCTTGGTCCACTTCTTCATCTTGCACTCCTCCTGTGCTCAGACGGGTACCCCCAGTACCAGGGGCACCCCTTCCTTCTTGCTGGGAACCGGTAGCTGACTACCGGTGTCATCACTTCGCCTGCGCTGCTCGGTACGCCTGGATGGCGAGCTGACGACGCAGCGCGTCCAGGTCATTGCGACGCAGTCGCTCGTTCCAGCGGGCCGCACGGATGCTCCGGGCGATGGACGAACGGGTCTTGTCAAGGCTCACACTCATGGTTGGTCCTCTCATCAGGAGACGCACCTCTTGCGTCTCAGTGGGTGTCCTGGACTCGAACCAGGAAGTCTGCCGGTCACCCTACCCTCTTGCGAAGGTTTCACACATCCAGCGCCATGAACACCACGTCCGGCTCGCCGGGCGTCCAGTTCGCGACGCGGTGCGTCTCAGCGAAGCCGAACCGCTTGTAGTACGTCGGCAGGAAGCCGTCGAAGCAGTCCAGCTTGTGAGCGCCCTTGAACAGTACGGCGTCCCAGACCAGGGACTCACCGCGTCCCTTGACCAGGGAGAACACACCCACCAGGGTGCCGTCTCCCGCAACGCCGTACCCACTCTGCGCATCCTCCGTGAGGAAGAAGCGGTACGAGCTGGGCAGCTCATCCGGGCTGGAGGTCGCCTCACGCACACGGTCCGACACGCTGCGAGCGTGGTGGAGAGCGACGGCGTAGGTGTTCCAGTCCACAGGCTTCACGATCATCGGGTTTCTCCTCTTGCGAAGGTTGCACACATTGTGCGTGCAGTACCTCCCGGTGCCTTTGCTGCGTACGTCCCCGACCGTAGGTCGGTCCGTCCGGGAGGCTTCCCGATCGTGCAAGTTCCACTGTTGAGTTCTCAAGGATCAGATGCTGCCTTTGTACTCACCCTCTCGGGCTTTCCTCCGGGCCGTTCCGTTCTGTGTTGCCTTCACTCTACCAGACTCACTCGGCGGTGTCAACTCTTCGCTGTGTCCTGGTGTCTCGGCTGTGCAAGCTGTGGACGTTGTGGGGAAGGCTGTTACCCGAGATCCCGGTTCATGAAGCGCCCGGTTCCTCTTCGGCGCTCACCCGTTCCCTGTGTCCCTTGCTTGCGTTGCCAAGGTAGCACACCCTGGTTTCGCTTGTCAAGCTGACCCGCTGTTGAGTTTGGTGAAGATCGAGCACTCTGTGGTGCGTGGTTCCCACTGTAGCAAAGCTGTGTGGGTTTCGCAAGTCCCGGTGTCCCGGTGTCCTGCGGTGTCCCGTGGTGGCGACAGGCAGAACATTGCCACACGTTCACACCCTGTGTCAAGCCGAGCTGTGTTTGCCCTGGTCAGACGCCCTGTGCGCCGCTCTCGCGGCCTGTCTCGCAAGCCTTGACCCGTTGGGCCAGAGAGGCAGCCGGGCGCGCGGAGGGTAGCCGTTGTGTGCGTTGTGCGCAAGCCCTGGCCAGGGGCGCGCGAGGGTACGTGAGCGAGCGTCTGTGTGCAACGTGGTGTGTGTCACGTTGACAGGACGGGGGTGGGTGGGCTATGACCCCCTCGCGCGGGAGCGCGCACCGGCCAGTGAT